TTACGTGGCTTCATCGCAGCTACGGACCAATTTCGGACCAATCTGGAGCTTTTCCAGCTCCTGCCAGTCATTGGACGAGTTAATCCAACGTGCATAAGTCGATAAGAGCATCTGCACGCTATGCCCGAGCTGTTGGGCGATGAATGCGGGGTTGAGACCGGACATTAAGCATATTGTCGCATAGGTATGGCGGCAGTTATACGGTGGGCGATATCGGATCCCCAAACCCTTCAGGGTTGGGCGCCATTGGTGGTGGAGGTCCGATGTCTGCTTGACGTACTCGCCATTCTTCCCTGGAGGGAAGACGAACGGCGACTCATTGAACTGCCCCTTGCCCTGCTTGCGGCGCTCTGCATACTGCTTCGCGAACGCCAAGGCATGCAGCGCTCTGTCGTTGAGCAGAACAAACCGATCACGGCCGGTTTTAGTCCTCTCTTCCACAACGCCCAGCGCGACTGTCCGTCGGACGTGAGCGGTTTTCTTTATCGAATCCACCGCATCCCAGCGTAGAGCCAAGCCTTCAGAGAGGCGAAGCCCCGTGAAGAACATGAACTCGAAGAATGCTGCGTAGATCTGGCTGGGCCAGTGCGCGTGCTTGTATAGCTCAGCGATGATCAAATTGGCCTCGTCGAGAGTGAACGGATCGACTTCCTTCCTTGAGCGCGCTGGAAGTTGGATCGCTTCGGCGGGATTCCTGGTGATCAGCCCGTCCAGCACAGCTGAGCGGAGGATTGTCGACAGCTTCACCATGGCATTGCGTTTAACGGATGCCGATGTCCAGGTGATCGAGGTGACGATCCGCCTAAGAAGCGTGGACGTGATTAGATCTATACGTACCAAGGCGAGGTGGGGCACCCAATACAGATTCAAGGTGCCTTTGTAATTGAGCCTCGTGCCCGCCGCGATCTCCCGGCTGTCCAACCACAATTGCGCGTACTCGCCGAACGTTGGTACGCCACCAACGACAGCGCCGGAGCTGGGAAAGAGTTCTGCGTACTTGTCATGGTCGAGTAGGTTGAGCTTTATCAGGCTGTTTACTTTATCTCGAAGCTGGGATGCAGCCTTGATGCCTTTTTGTGTCGCGGGATAGGGAAGGGTCTCACTCCTGCGAGCACCTTCCCACATGAACCTGAGCCGGAGCGAGCCGTAGTGGACGTCGATGCCAGGGGGTAAATCCATTGGCTTTCCAGCCATTCGTCATACCTCTTTTTGCTGTAGATAATTCGGCCGCTGTGCTTTATCCATACGCCCTCGGGAATAGACCCCCGTAGTCGCCGGCCTTCGAGAGCGCGCTTCGTGCAGCCGAGTAAATCGGCCATTTTCTGTTCGGTAACTTTGTCGACGTCACCGGTGTTGGCGGTTTCCATGGGTGGTCTCCACGCCGCCGGCGGCGGCAGGTTGGTGGTCAGGCTGCTATCTGTGAGTGCGCAGCGTCACGGCGGCGGCAGATTTGCACCTGCAGCCGATAGGCTCGGAAGCGGCGGCCGTCACCTGGTGAAATTTCCGGAGCCAGGTTGGCCAAGTCCTCTTCCAGCATGCCGAAGTAGTAGAGGTGCTCTCCGTCGCCTATCCATTCAGGCTGGGCAATCGCCCAGTCGCGCGCTTGAACGCACGGAAGGCAGGTCTTGAAACTCTCCATTGAGCCTTCCCAGCATCCAGCTACCAGTTGATATCGCTGCCCAGGGTCGATATGCCCACGGCATTCGCAGCAGGCGTGGCGCTTTCTGGCCACGGGTTCGGTCGTGGTCTGAAAATCAGACATGGTTGCTCCTCGCCCACGCATGTCGGCGGGCTTAAGTAGTAGGGGAGGGGTTAGGCGAGTTCGGCCGCGAAGGCGTCGACCAGGGCTTGGCTGGTGAAGTTGATCGGCAAGGCGTCAGTACTCTTGCCGTCGCTAATCAGGACCCAGCCATTCTTGTAGAGGGTGCAGGTATTGCGACCAAGTAGGACGCGCGCAATCGGCAGCCTGCCGAATGGTAGCCAGCGGTTGAGACGGTATATCAGCTTCCTCAAGGCATCAGCTCCTTGGGTACCTGGACGGTATCGCCAAGCTTTGCCTTGACCAGGCTGCGACAGAAGGCGACTAGGGCTGATGGCCCATAGCACCAAAAGCCACTGCCTGCTGGGCCAGCACCGTAGCGAAACTGAGCATCTGCCAGATGAGCCTGGTAGTGGGCGCTTGCGTGATGCTTGTCCAGCAGCGGGCCGCCCTGACTCCAGTTCCAGCTTGGCCGCCATGCGCTGGTATCATCTGGAAGTTTTCGAACCCATCCTTGGTGATCGACGAAGACCGGTACCGATTCGGCCTTGGCCACCGCCCAGTCCAGCGCCGCGCCGACCAGGTTGGATACCCTCACTTCGATAAGGTCGGTCATGGCTTGACCACCTGCAGTTTGCTTCTGGCAACGTCACTAACGGCGTCGCGGATCGCATCGTTGATGATGCGAGCGTTGACGGCGCCCAGCTGTGCATACATTGCGCCGTTTGCCGCGGCCATGAACCCTGCCCATAGCTGGCCTTTTTCAATTGGTCCGTCGAAACCGTTAGCTGCCGCAACATCGTCGAAGGTTGGCCGAAGCATGATCCACATGTCGCGGCCGAGTGCTGATGCGTCTTTCACAGCTCATACCTCTCATCAATCCAGCGCCCAGGCGCCAGAGCGGGTGTAGGTTCGGGTTGGGTTTCGTGCGGGGAGAGCTGGCGCTCGTTGCCGGCCTGCAGCTGGCTGTCGGGGATGCAGCTGATGCCGACCCCGTTGAGCAGGTAGCAGGTGACGCCGCGCTGGCTGTCGTGCTGCACGTCGATGACGTTCTCGGTTGCGCTGGCGCCGGTGGCCAGCAGCAGGAGGCAGAGGGCGAGGCGGGTCATGGCGCCACCTCAGGAGCGCCTGGGATATCCTCGAACTTGTAGGTCTTGATGACACGCTCTTGCACGCCGGTGACCTTGATGAACTTGGCTTCCTGTACCCAGGGATAGGCGCCTGGGTCGCCGTGCTTGCCGCCGCCGCTCATCTCACAGAAGGCGAGGGCGCGACCATCGGGCAAGATGAAAGCCTTCACGTCGATCTCGTAATTCCTTCCCCAGCTGTAATGGCACCACTCAGGAATGCCGCTGACATCTTCAGCCTCGTAGCGGACCTCGTTGATGGCGTCGTCGTGCTCGTTTTGTTCGAAAAGCGCTTCCAGCAGATCACCAGGCGCAGCAGCGAGGAAGGCGTGATCGACTGTGGCGGATTGACCATCATCATTGGTGAAGGTGTAGTCGTAGCCAAAGTCGAGGCCTTTGCGCATTACCAGCAGCATGGCCAACTGGCTTGCGGTCAGGGTGTCGAGGGAGTCGTGAATGTTTGCGTTAAGCACAGGAAGTCCTTGGCCGCCATATCGCGGCAGTGAATAGAGGGGAGAGGGGTTACAGCTGGGTGGTGTTACTGCTTGCTAGTGAGGACGCCGCGTGCACACCATGCGCCATATGCGTGACGCATCCAGTCTTGGATGAAAACCCCGGCATCAGTCTTTCGGTAGTCAGCTGCGGCGAAGGGACGGTCGGCCCACTCGCGGAACTCGCCTTCCTCGCACTCCATGCACTGGTTGCCCAGGTCGCGGCAGATGGCGCATTCATTCGGCGCGCTCGGCTCTGCGCTGGCTACTGGGTCTTCCTGCACATTGCCGCAGGCGTGGCACTCTTGGCCTGTGCGAGTGACATTGCCCTCCTTCCACCACACGCCGCTGCGCTCGTCATGCCGGCAGGTATTTGGGCTCTGCTCGAATCCGTGGCTGCTGCCGCGTTCCTCGCTCGGCTCTGCGCTGGCTGATAGCATATCCCGCAGTTCGGCCCGTGTTCTGGCACGCTCTTCGGGGTCCACATTCGCCCAGTTGTAGCCAGCGACTTTGCGCAGCATCGCTTCCAGCTTGTCCACCTGGGTGCGCAGGGCATCGCGCTCGTTTGCGCAAGCAGATAGCGCCTGATCCATCTTCCGGCGCTCCCGGCGCAGGGTGTCCCGTTCTTCAATTGCTGCATCACGCTCCGAGCGCATCCCGTCACGGCCTTTTTGCCACGCATCAAGTCCTGGGTGGGTGTAGAGCGGCCCCAGCTTGGCTATTTCGTCTAGGCAGGCGTTCCAGCCATCGGCCTTCGCCACGCCTCCGGGTACAGCCCATCCCTGAGTCGGGTCTTTGCGCGCAGGCAGCGTCACTGGCTCGCCCTGATGCTGTTCGGCAAGCACTGCGCCGGCCATAGGCCCCAGCCCAACAATCGGCAGCCCAGTCTCCACCGCATCCCTCTCTGCCTCTACTTTGGTCCACCAGAAGGCAGTACCAACCATCCAGGCTATTGGGTCGGGGTGGAACTGCTGGGCTGGTGATCCGGTAACGCGCCGCTCAATGGCAGCCCAAGCCGGTGCGGATTCAGGCCAGTCGCTTTCGAGCACCAAGTACTCCCGCGCCGGGCAGTTCCACTCGTCCATCAGCGACAGCACCCCTTCCAGGTAGGAGTGCGCGAGGTCAAAGTCGACTGGCGAGAGCAGTGCCAGGTCTCTGCGCTTGACGACGATGTACCGGTCTTCGCGCTGGAAAGGCACGCTGACCATCTCTGTGTTGCTGGATCGGTTTTCTGTGGGCATAGGATACCTCGCCGGGGTGGCGTGACTGAATGGGAAGGGGTGGAAAGGTGGCTTTACTCGCAGAGGCCGTAGGCTGAGGAGCAGCAGTGCTGGCTATCGGCGCGGGCGATCAGGTCGACCATGTCGAATTGGCGACCGCCGCGTGCTGTGTTGGCCCAGTCGACCATTCGGTCGATGCCGTGGGTTGAAGCGCTGATGTTGTCGCTCGCATGCACGGTTGGGTCGTTGGTCGCCGTAAAGAACGTGGCCGATCCGCGCTTGCTGGCGATGCTGACCAGACGTTCCCACTCACGGACCCTGGCAACCTCCTCGGGCCACCGGGATGCGATCTCGCGCAGTTCGTCCTTCGCACACATCACGCACGGCATGCAGCCGACACGGTTGCAGCCCTGCAGGTACAGCGGGTTCGGTTTGATCCCGGCGACGCGATGAGCCTCGAACACAGCTTCGACCGGCCATTTGAGGATTGGCCGGTAGTTGAACAGGCCGCCGCCAACCTCGTCACATTCCGGCAGGTAGCGGCGGTCGAAGGACTCGTCGGCGCGCACGCCCTGCCAGGACAAGATCATGTTGTTGCCATCCATGAGCGGCATAAAGACTTGCTCAATGATGGGGTTTCGCTTCAGCTCTTCGGTGCAAAAGCGGGCCTTTGTGCTTGGGAACCGGCCCTTCCAGAGGCACATATCCAAGAACGGGTTGCTAGTCGGGTGCAGTACCTCCAGCGCCCCGACCACGACCGCCTCCGGCACACCTTTCTCACGCCACTTCGTTTCGACGAATTTGCGCTTGCCGGAAATCTGCCTGGCGAAGTCCGCCCTAACCCAGCGGATCGGCACGCCCGTAGCATCGGCCAGGTAGTGCACGTAGTCATAGGTGGCCGGGTGTTCGTGTCCGGTATCGGCGAAGACGGCGCTGAGGTTCGGCACCTCCAGCTCGCGGGCGACCAACAGCGTGGCCGTGCTGTCCTTACCGCCGCTCATGCTGACGATGTTGTATTCGGTCATCGTGTGGTCCTTGCGTGCAGGCGCCGCCCTCGCCGGGGTGGCGTGATTCGTTGAAGTTGGGTACGTTCGCCCATCGCGAATGGAACGGTTGATCCGAGGTGGCGATGAACAAGCAGTTGGGTCTTGCAAAACGGTGCGGTTTTGCACTTTTGGCGGCAGCGGTGCTTGGCTTACCCATTGGGTTATTTGCCGAGGGGATAACGGTCGAAACTTACATAGCTGTTTCCACTGCATGGCTGCTTGTGGCCGCTATGTTGATCTTGGGAGAAAGCGTCTCAGAGGTCACAGTGTGGCAAGCAACGATAAAGCGAGATGTGCAGGCGGCTAAAGATGCGCGAAACGAGGCTGAAGCTGTCCGAGATGAGCTGAGAATCGCTCTTAAGGCATTGATAGAAAGTTCCGAAATCGCCTTCAGCGTTACTAGGATTGTAGAATGTCCCGATGAAGTACTCGATAGGCGTCAGGCTGCCATAGAGCGTCTGCAAGAGTTCGCTGAGTCAGACCCCGTAAAGCTACTGGCCTGGCGACGCGACTTGGCAAGGATGCTGAATCGCTAGCCGGCGGGCAGCGCCGGAGAGTCAGGCCGCGATCGGGTACTGCTTGGCTAGGGCCTGCTGCACCGTATCGATGATGCGGCAGAGGTAGGCCCAGTCGGGATTCGGCTCCATAGCGTCGGCTGGCAGGTTCCACCAGTCGTCACCGAATACCCGGTGCATGAACTCGCGGTGGGCGCCGCCGCACTCGTCGAGCGAGCCGGTGTAACGAACATCATCGGCCTCGTCGAACAGGCTCCGGGCATCTTCTGCGTCCAGATCCCGGTCACGCCGCATCTGCACGATCACCTTCCGCGCTTTGTCGGCCAGGGCCTCGGCGCTGAACCGGCGAGAACTCAACTGCCGTTCGAAGTAGCCGATGATGTAGGCGTCGTGTAGCTTGCAGAAGAACTGGCCGATAGTCAGGCCATCCCACATGCCGCCCCAGTAGGCGTGCCAGGTCTTGTCGAAGCAGCTGACGGTGATCTTGCCTTTGCAGGGGGCAAGGTCTTCCAGGTAGACGCTGATCGGGTCGAGGTTTGGCGCCCCAGTGATCAGCAACTTGGTGACGGTCGATGTCTCGATGTTCATGGCTTTCTCCATGCATGCGCCGCCCTTCTTGGCCGGATGCGGCATAGTGGCAATTTGGTTTGGGATGGGGTATTACGGGTGACCGGCATGGGGCTGGCGGGAGGTGGCAATGGCGCAGGAACTGACTGATATTGCAGTAGCTGGCATTACCGCTGTTTCGATGATTATCGGGTTTGTGGTCAACTGGGGCTTGAATTCGATAAGCGCAGACACTACCGCGCGCCGTACTGAGAAAACAGATAGGCGAAAATCTATTGAAGACCGCTATCTATCAGTGCAGACCTCAGTCGAGCTATTCCTGAGATCTAAAATCCGCGGGTCCGAAATGGATAAGGATTTAGCGCATCTGAACTCAATCATTGCTCTTTTTGCTGATCAAGCTGTCAGAGAAGCTTTCAACGGTTTTCAGCACGCCTTGACTGATTTCTACCGCGCAATCGAAGGTTCGCCGAAGAAGCATGTCTACCTGACCGATGCGGCTGAAGATTTCCGGGAAGAGTGGAATGATCTAATTCGGTCTCAGGAGGCGATATCAAGTGCAATGCGTGATCACATTGATGCGCTCCGCTCGTTTAAAGACTGAACGTGCTCATATCGTTCCTGCGAGAACCAGCAGTCCTTTGTCGTCAGGATCGGCGCCAAGCCTGATGTCTGGCGCACGAAGTTCACGCTGCATTCGCCATTGATCCAAGGCACGCGCCACGGAAATGCTGATTGCATATTTGTGGCGCGGTGGCAGAGATAGAAGCGTGAGGGCCTGAATCGGCCCGAGCGCATGGGCGCGCTCGATCAGTAGGCGGATGATGAAGCTGCGGTCCGTAGCGTTGATCCACTCGCCCATTTCGTCGATCTGCTGGATTGTGCCGCTCCGAGCCATGAGCCGAATCTCGGTGCGATCTGCCTTGCTGTGCTGATCGCTTTCAATTTCGAGGTGGACGCCGGCGGCGAAAAACGGGAACTTCGAGCGGCCAAGCTTGTGCGCGTTGTAGATCAGAAGGGTGAGCGCTTCGCCGCTTTCCTCGATCTCATCCCAGGACATCAGCTCAGAAAGCTGGCCGGCATGAGCTGCGGTGACCTTCAAGCGCAAATCCTGCTCGCCCAAGCGCTCCTGTTTCTCGCGCCGGCGCTTGTCGCGCTCCTGAGGCGTCATCGCCATACGGCACCTCCATGATTCCGCTGGGCGGGATGTGTATGTGCAGCTGGCGGCGACGCTGCTGCGTGAGTTTCTGGATGCGTCTCATGGGTGGCACACCTCAATGGGCGTTTTCTTCGTCGAGCCTGACGGCATGACCACCAGTAGGCGCTTGTTTCCTCGGTATACGCCCCAAGGCTGACCAGTGGATCTGGCCATGGCCGCCGCGTACTTCACGGCGGGCACGGGCTGGGAGATTGTTGCGATCATGGCCTACCCCCGATTCCGCTGGAGCGGGAAGTCAATGTCGAACTCGGCAAGAATTCGCGCGAACCTGCAGTTACCGATGCCCAGCTCCAAAGTCACACCCCACCGGGACATGCCGGTATCACGCAGGGCAATGATCTTGTCGGCGAGATCACGATCCTCCTGGCTCGGTTCGGCCTTTGCCTTCGCCGGTCTGGCCGGCTTCGGAGGCCTGAAGAACCTGAATCCTCCCCGCGCCGCTACGCCCCAGAGAGCGGTCTTGGTTTCGCCCAGGAGCTTTGCGACCTCGCCACAGGTCATGGTCTTGGCGAGCTCTTCTACCTGAGCTGTGCGTGCCTTGGCGCGGCTTTTACGCTCGCCGCCGCGCTCCTGCTTGACTGACTTGACCCGCTTCGGCTTCGGCTCAGGGTGATGACGTTGGCGGAAGGGCACGTACTGGAACCCCTCCAGCACAATGATCCGGCCGCCAGACGAGAAGAAGGCCGCTTTGGCGGCCTCCAGGTCGATGGATTGGTTCATACTGCCACCTCATGCTGCTATGCCGAGCACCCTGTTCATGCGCTCGTCGAGGATTTCGTAAAAGGTCTTCACACGCTCCGAGAGCTTGCGGATCATCGCCTCGTCCCGATAGGCACGCTTCACGAACAGCGGCATGCCCGGGCAGTAGCAAATGAAGTCGATCCACTCGCGCTCCGATACCCACAGGCCGCCCTGGCACTGGGCGACGTGCTCTTTCGGGATCTCACCGCCCAGGATCACGTCCACCTGCAGCTTCGGCAGCTTGGTCTTGATCTCGGTCAGGCCCTTGTCGCCTACCAGGGCGTCCGGCGAGTAGCCGATTCCGTGGTTGAGGATGATCCCAACCTCGGTCGTTTCGACCTCTTCGCTGTCGCGGTAGAGGTTGCGGGCAACACCTTCCAACTCATGGCCGCGCTCTGTATGCCGATTGCCGCTGAACGGATCGGCCGCTTCGCCGGTGATGCGTTCGCCGATGAGTGTGTTCATGTAGGTGAAGGCGCCGGTACCGAAGCCGGCCTCGCCCTTGCCGTTCACCAGCAGACAGTCCAGCTCACTGCAGGTGATGATGCCCAAGCGCAGGTCTAGCCAGGCCTGAGTGCCTTGTTCGACATCTGAGATGATCTGCATGGTTTACTCCTGCGGCCGGTTGGCCGACTTGGTGAGGCGAGCGAGCACAACGTCGAACTCGGACTTGTAGACGTTGGCAGCGCAGCCGTACTTGGCGGTGAAGTTGTCGACCAGGACCTGGCTGCATTTTTTCAGCAGCTCATCGAGTTGGGCGGCTTGGCGCGGGGTAATGACCGGCTCGTCAGGCACCTGCGTCGGTACGGCTCCTTGGCCGTCATCGTCTTCACCGGTAGTGGTGAAGTTCAGAAGGGCGCCTGCCGTGTAGCGCTTCCCATAGCTGACAGAACTGGCAACGGCTTGGACGGCATTCTTGCTGCCGGTAGCATCGGCAGGCAGGAGGATTGATGTCGTTTCCCTGTGGCCGTCTCGATGACTAAGGACGCCCTCAACCTCGATGCCTTTGTCGGTGCGTGGAATTCGGAAGGTGAGTGCAAAGCCGTGCTTCGCCAGGATGGGCTTCAACTCCTCGTTGATGTCCTCCCATAGGGCGTAGGTAGATTGGACGTTCTTGTACTTGTCCTTGATTGCGCCGCGCTCACGGATAACCGGAAGCTCTTCCTGCATGGCGGCTAGCGCGGCATCGAACGCTTGCTGCGCCTGTTGCGCTTGGTGCTGGCGGTGCATCGCCATCAATCGCTCCATCTTGTCGATGTCTGCATTGGGCGACATTGCGACTTGCTGGATGATCTGCAGGATGGTTACCGACTCGGCAGCGATGGCCGGCGGCTGGGATTGGGTTTCGACCCTGGCTACTTGGCTCATGGCGACCTCAGAAGTTGATGGTGATGTTCGGGACTTCGCGGCGGGCGATCTTGAGCACGATGGACCTCGCCAACTCCTCGGTGATGCTCAGTGACATCAGCGCGGTTTTGGCCTCGCCCATGACTTTGGTCTTGTGGGCTTGGTCGCGCTCGCGGGCTTCCTGCTGACGGAGGATCTCGGCGGCAGCGGCATCGGCGCGGCGGCGTTCTTCCTGGCGCGCCTGCTCGGCTGCCTCCTCTTGCCGTCGAGCGGCGTCCTGGCGCTCCTGCTCCATTCGCTGCTCGGCCGCAACGCGGTCGGCCTCGGCCTGAATCCGGGCGCGCTCGGCTTGTTCGGCTTGCAGCTTGAGTTGCAGGCGCTGGTTCTCGGCTTCGCGCTCTTGTGCGGCAGCCTGGTCAAGCAGTTCCTGCTCGCGGCGGGCTGCGGCTTCACGCGCTGCCTGCTGCTCTTGGGCCACACGCTGACGCTCTGCCTCTACTGCGGCCTCCTGTGCCGCTCGGGTGCGGTCCTGCTCGGCGCGCTCTTCTGCCTCGCGGCGCAGGCGGGCCAGCTCGGCCTGTTCGACGTCGTACTTCTGGCGGGCGACCAGGGCGGCCTGCGCTGCATTCAGCGAAGCCTCTTTGGTCCGAGCTGCCTCAGCCTCGAATTCCTCCCACGCTTCGCCCAACTGGAACGCGGAGAGCTCGCTGAGGCGCGCCTGCAGCTGCTCGGCATCCAAGGTGCCCAGTTCGGCGGCCAGGTCCTTCATACGGTTGATTGCGTCGTTGTGGCGGTCGATCCGCGCATCCTCGGCGGCCTGCCAGTCATCCAGAGGTTTGCGCACCTCCTTCTGCCAGGATTCAAGAATGTCCCAAACCCGCTTGCGCTCAGCATCGATGCGGGCTGGCACCTTCTTCTGCTCGGCAGACAGCTCCTTGCCCTTGTTTTCGATTGCAGTCTTGGTGCGTGCAACCTCATAGGCCATCGACGCAATTTCTTTGCGGCCTTTTACCGTTTTCAGGTCCGGGACAACTGCCAAGAACTCGTCGATCTTGACGCGGATCTGCTGCAGCCAAGGATCAAGGCCCTTTTCAGCGCTATACACCGCCAGGGCTGTTTCCTGCGGAGGAGCGACGATCAGTTCTTTTTCTGCGGACATGCGTTTCTCCCGCGCCATCCATGCGGTGGGCGCTGATTAAGTGGTTACTGTGTGATGGTCCCGGCCAGGGCGCTCAGGAGGAGCCAGCCGGTGCAGAAGGTGAGGGCGATGAAGCTGCCGCGCCAGGTGGCTATGCGGCGGGCTCGCTGGTAGCTGGTCATATCTTCACCCTGGAAGATTTGGCTTAGGGATGCGCTTGAAATTCTGGACTGGCTGAAGCTTCGAAACCCCATACCAATGACACTGAGGGCGCTTGGCTATGGAGCGAAGGCTGGCAATACAGCACTCTTTGTCCATGGCGTTTCGAAATCCACCCCAGAGGTAACGCCGCAGCCTTTTGTTGAACTCGATGAGGTCAAGATTGCTGTGGAAGTAGCGTTCGCTCATGCCCGCACCTCATACCCGACCGTCCACTCGCCGCACATCCACCAGCTGCGGGTGACTGCCTCGGGATTCTCGATGAAAGCCTCAGCTGCGGCTCTCTTGGCATCGAACAGCGTCGGCCCTTTGAACAGCATCAGCACCCGGTCGGCCGGCATAGCCTTGGCCTCGGGCAGTTCGGCTATCTGCTCATCGATAATCGTCGTGATCAGTGGCGTCGTCATGCTGCCTCCTTGCGCCGTTCGGCAATACGCCGGATGCGCTCGCAGTAGTGTTTGAACTCGTTGGAGTCGATGGCCAAGAGAGAGAAGTAGGCGACCACCAGTGTCTCGGCTTTGGCATCCTCCACCGGGCCAGAGCCCGGGAGAAGCATCGTTTCGATTGCGGCCTCTATGGCGCTGACTGCCAAGCTGTGAGGGCTCATAGCGCCTCCTCGGCCTGGGCCAGCACTCCCTCTTTCGCGAAGGGCTTGAGCAGCGTCCTGGCGATCTCCTGCAGCATGGATTCAGGGTTTGGCACGTTGATAGCCTCGTCTGCTGCGGCTGCCGCGTCGCCCGATGATTTACAGCGCGCGGCCAGGACCAGGCGGCCCAGGACCGAGCCGCTTATGCCTGACTGGCCCAGCTGGCCCATCACAAACTCATCAACCGCCTGAGCGAAGCGCTCGAAGGTGACGCCCTGCTGCGGCCGCAGGCGGCGCTGAAACACGAAGTCGCGGCGCGCCATCAGCTCAGCGATGCCGTCGTCGATCCAGCGTTCCTCGGGCGAGCTTTCACTCACCGCCGGAGGCATCCGGTTGTCGTACTCAAACTGTGCTGCTCGAAGTGCGCCCATGGCGTCCTCCTGGGGGTTGTGCGGCCGCATTGGTCGGGCACCAGGCGCAGTGACCAAACTGGGCGTGAAAAGCCAGCCTGGCGCCTGCCAATGCGGTCGTATTTGAAGGGAAGGGGGTGCTGGGTGTATCGGTGAAGCTTCTGGTCGCCTTATCTTGCTGCCCAGTTGCGGCTTCCGGTTGCCACACCGGTTATGTTTGCTTGGGCATCGCAGAGGAGATTGCGCAGAAGCTTCCCGATCCACCCTGCGATGGGGAGCAGGGCATCGGGCAGTTAACGTCAGGGCTGACGTGGCGCTGGTTTTCTACTTAGTCCGAGCCTCAGCCATCCAGTCGTCGCGACTGATTCGGCAGTGAAGGACCAGGCTCCATTGGCGAGTTTTCCGAGCTCTGATCAGCTCCCGATTTTGATAACGAGCGTGACGAACGCAGCCTTGCTTGGATACTCCAGTCATCGTCTTGCTTTCCAGGGCGGTTGATTTCCCAGATGCCACTCGCTGAATGGCACCTGGTGAAATCCCGGCCTCGCTACTGGCGACAGGCCGGGGCATTGCGTCAGCGGTGTCTTTGCCGGTTACGTTTCCGGCGCTGAAGCCAACAGCCGTTCGGATCAGGATCGCCATCAAGGCCTGCTGGCTAACGGGGCTGGCGGCACACCAGCGCACTCCGCGACCGATATTCTCTCGTCGGTCAAAGCGCCTGGCTCTGTAGCGGCCAGGTAGGCTGTCGCTCGGCGACGGTTAGTTACTTCCACATGTCGACGCCCTCCATTGCACGCTCACTGGGAAGGCAGTGGCCACCTATCAGAATTGGTGTTTCTCCCATTACCGCCGGGTTGGCGGGGCGCATTGCATGCCCGGGTCGTTCTCGCGGTTAAGGCATTTCGCCTTCGTCAGCCGTGCAGGGTGTTCCTGCCGTGGGCAGCCTTTCGGGGCTGTCTGATCGCCGGTCGCCGGTAGAGGCAATGCGGTCTGTTGGTTGTTGCGCTGGTTGTTAAAGAGCGGTCGGCTTGAGGGCCTGTCGAGGGGCTGTGTAGCTTGCCGTCTCGATGGGGTGAATATAGGAGATCCTATTTTAGCAGTCAATAGGTGTTCCTATATTTTTTACCAGCCCACAAAAAAGCCCGCGCTAGGCGGGCTCGTCTGGGTGTCGTGACTTCTACATAGAATCGATCTGTGCGTTCAGCTGATTTGCTGAGTGCTCATATAGGCGTCGGTAGGCGTCGCGATCGTCATCAATCAGGTGATCCAGATAACCGAGCCACGACGCGTACATAGCGGCCAGCTCTGTTTTGAGCTGCGGCAGGCGATCGGCCTCAGCCTTGTACAAGGCTTTTCCTTTACTCTTGGCGTCATCTACACAGACCCTGACCACATCTAAGCGTTGATGGAAGGCTTTAGACCACCGCTTGCTGCCCTCGCCAAACCTTCTTTCTGCATCCCAAACCTTTGTCTCTTGCTCAATCGCATCAATGCTGCAGATGGCGGGGAGGCCGGTCATTTTTTCGATATACGTCGGCTCAGCGGAGACCAGGGTTGACCACAGAAGAGAAGTGAACAGACTAGCTAGAAGGGGCTTGCGCATTTTGCTCTTCCTGAGAAATCTCCATCCTACCATTCTGGCTATCAGCCATCACGCAGGCATCAAAAATCCCACGTTGACTCGTGGGCTGGTGCTCACGATAGGCTCATTTACTGAACAGCTTTAGCTTTCCCTAAGCTAATATCATCCACTGCAAGCACATCAGTTCTCAGGATGCGGTCCTTTTGCTCGGACGAGTAATGGTAAAGGCGAATGGGGCTTGAATCACGGAGCGAGTCGAACAGCCTATTCACGTTCGCCTGATCGAATTTAGACAGATCGACCCGACCGGGGAAGGTGTAATCTGAGCCGGGCAGCCTCAAGGTCAATGATAGGTAATCTGGATGGCGCTTCACCATCTCAATGTAGACATCCTCTCTGCGTTCCTTGCGACTTTTTGGGAGCGGATCCTGCGTCCTGATTTTCTCTAATTCATCAGCGTTGAAATGCTGACCTTGAATGTCCATTGACGTCGCATCAGGCGCCCCAGCCACAATCGCTCTGTAGCCCTCGGCTGCTCTGTCTTTAATAGCCACGGCTTCTGGCGGCAAGCTCTTTGACGCGAGCGCGTCGGCTAGCTTGCCAATGAGCATTGCTTGTGTATGAGATTGCCGCTCTGCACTGGCAATTTTAGCCTTCTCAAGGTCTGCTTGGTTCCATCCAGAAAAGACCATATAACCTGCAACGCAGAGCACGGCGATGATCAGCAAGGCCGTTACGTTCCCTGCGCTCATCTTGTTCATTGGCAGCGCCGAAATAATCTTGTTGAGCGCTCCATCAAGCGGGCCTTGGCCATCGGTGCTCCCCTTCGTGATCGCTAGGACTATCTCGAGATCTGCCTTATCGGCAGCGCTTAGCTTACCAATCCACGAGGAACCATAGCGAATTTCCGCGTAGGTGCGCAGAAGCTGATCCTGAAACTCAATGAGGCCAGCCATTAATTTCGGTGTAAGGGTGCCGTTGTAACGATCACCCTCGACCTTGACGTTGAATTTTGGCCAGCCGTCGAATAGCGGAAGAGAGTCACCGAGCAAGTCTATTCGGTCCAGAGCCATTAAAAAGGACTCAGGGCTATCAACGATAACAACATCATTCATCAAATGCATTCCGTGCTCGGTGGTCAGAAGCTCCGTCCGGTCCACCAGTAAATGATCTGCGCAAGGATCTTGATGTCATCCTCGCGCTCGCCGGGAACCTCAATCGGTGGGTACTGCCCGTTATCAGAGATGATCGTCAGCCCATCCAGGCCGCGCTGTATCCGCTTGATCTGCAGCTTCCCGCGCATGAGGAAGAAGTAGATGGCATCGTCCTCGACGGTGGTCACCCCAGCATCGACCAGTACGGCATCCCCGCTGCGGATCGTCGGCGCCATGCTGTCGCCCCGACCCGAAATCAGCTTCAGGTTCTCCAGCTTGGTGTAGGTGAGGTTCTGCCGTACCCAGTTCGCATCCAGGCTCATGTGCTCAACAACCATGTTGATGTCAGGCGGCTCCGAGCCCGGGCCCATGGAGCCCTCTACGTCGTAGCGGGGCACGTCCACCAGATTGCGGTAGCTTTTGATCTTCTGGGCCAGCGGGGCGGGCAGGCCTTCGATGTTGATCGTTTCATTCGACTTAGGATCATTGGACCGAGCATCGCTAGGGCCGTGGCCCTGACCCTGCTCAGTCATACTGCCCTCGCCAGTTTCTAGCCACAGTGCGCTTACGCCACAAATGCGGGCAATGCTCGCGCCAAACGTGGACGAAGCTGACTTGCCCGTCTCTAGGTCGGAGATAGATGTCTGCGTGATTCCCACGGCTTTGGATAGCTCCGCCTGGGTCAGCTTAGCGTGCTTGCGAGCGGCTTTGAGTCTTTGGCTGTAGTTCATGTGAGTCTTATATAGGTGGTCCGATAACCTTGCAAATAGGTGTTCCTATGTGTAGATTTATAGGAAATCCTATAAGGAGGGTTTTCGATGAGCATTTACGATCAACTTGTTGACCACTTTGGTGGGCAGGTTAAGACCGCTAAATCGTTAGGGGTCAAGCAGGGAACGGTTTCCGGATGGGTTTCTGGTCGTCATGGCATGAGCGCAGTTACGGCTCTACGGGCACAAGCTGAGACTGAGGGTCTCTTCTCGGCAGTGGAGCTTTGTCCTGCATTGGTCAGAGCTGAGATGGTGGCCTGATCATGTCTGAGAGCCAATTAAGCCTGAGCGAAGGCGACATCGCCCGAGAGATCGAGACCCTGATCTTGCAGCGGGTTGCACAGGTCAGCCAAAAGCGCATTGCGCTGGAAACGGGTTGCAGTGAGTCGACGGTTTCCCGCTGGAACGACGGCGAGTACCAGCGCTGGGCCAAGGTCCAGGCTATGTTGGGGCTTCGCGTTGTGCCGCAGACAGCTGTCGTCGTAACAGCTGAGTACCTGTCCGCATTGGAAACCATGGCCAGGATCGGGCTGAAGGCTGAGAAGAAGCGGCCAGGCCCGCTGGGGTGGGACTGACATGCAATTCACCGTCACGATCAACCAGGCGAAGGCGCTGAACTGGGGATTGAATGCCCAGCAAGCGCTGCTGTTCGCGTTCGTCTACGAGTGCCCAAGCTGGGCCAAGTTGGTCAAGACGGACAAAGGCGATTTCTACGCCTTGAGCAAGGCGAAGATCGTCGAAGAGCTGCCACTGCTCACCGACAAACCGGACACTGCCTATCGCCTCCTGAAAGCGATTGCTGGCGCCGGTCTGATCAATCTCTCCAGCACCAACAACATCACGCTGGTGCAGCTCACAGCAAAGGGCAAGGAGTGGAACAAGAAGCTGGACGGGTCGGAAAAATATCCGACCAAAAAAGAGAGGGTCGGAAAAAAATCCGATCCTTCACCTCGGAAAAAAATCCGAGCAGGGTCGGAAAAATCTCCGATCAAGGTCGGAAAAATATCCGAGCCTGGGTCGGAAAAATCTCCGACAAATCAGGATACCAGTAATCAGGATACCAATCAGGGTACCAGTCACAGTGTGCAGGAGGCCCCGACTGCGCCGTCGCAACCTGCCGCGCTGACGCTGGTTTCGTCTGCCGCGCCGCGCTGCGAAATTCCAGCGGACATGCCAGGGCCGAAAGACCCGGCCTGCAAAACCTTCAAGGCCTGGGCCAACTACGCCATGGCCTACCGCAGCCGCCACGGCGCATGGCCGGTATGGAACGCCAAAGCCGGTGGGCAGATCGGGCAACTGGTAGACCGCTTGGGTGTCGATGTCGCCCACCACGTCGCGGCGTACTTCGTTCGGATCAATGACAGCAAGCTGGTCAACCGCATGCACAGCCTTGGTGACCTGCTTCAGAACGCCGAGGCCTACCACACCCAATGGGTCACCAATCGCCAGATGACTGGCACCACTGCCCGCCAGATCGAGCAAACCCAAGCCAACGTCAGCGCCGCCGAGCAGGCGTTGCAAGCGCAGCGAGCCAAGAGGGCTGCAAGCCATGCTGAGTGAAGACCAGCAAGACCAACTGTTGCTGTCCCTGTTCGCCACTGCCGAGGTGATGGGGCAGCAACTCACCCAAGGCGCTGCGCTGCTGATGGTCGAGGACCTACGCGAGCACAGCGAACCCGTTCTGAGTGGCGCGCTCCGCAACTGTCGCCGCGACGGTGGCCGGCTGACGGTGGCCGCGATCCTCAAGCACGCCCAGGCCGCTGACGGCCACCCTGGCAAGGACGAGGCCTGGGCCATCGCCCTGTCGGCCAGCGACGAAAGCGAAACAGTGGTGATGACCGCCGAAATTCGCCAGGCGATGACTGCTTCTGGCCCAGTTTTGGAGGCTGGCGACAAGGTAGGCGCACGCATGGCCTTCATGAGTGCCTACGAACGCCTGGTGGCCGCCGCAAGGGCTGAGGCGACTCCAGCTAAGTGGGAAGTCTCCCTGGGTTACGACGCTGCACGCCGCGTCACTGCAATCGAATCCGCTGTGCGCTCGAAACTGATCAGCCATGAGGCTGGCGCGAAGCATTTGGCTCACCTGCAGATTGCGCCACCCAGCGAGGACGGATTAGCCATTGCCGGGCTAATCACTGGGCAGGCCCGGGCTAAGGCCAGCCCCGAAGTGCGGCAAAAGCTCGCCGAGGTCCGCTGCATCATCGAGGCCGCCCAGGCGAAGAAAGACCACCTGCGCGCCAAGGATTCCCAGCGCCGCCGAGTGGAAACCTATCTGCGTAAGCGGCAGACGCGTGCCGCCATCGCTCAGTTGAACATCAAGCGCGCCGGGCAGCCGGCCGGGGAGGGGGTGTGATGGACAAGCCCGATTTGAAGCGCGCAGGCCATCTGTATAACCAGATGCCGGCAGGCGCCCGAAAACTGATGCATGCATGCCTCATGGAAAACGAGCTTCGCCTGATCAAGCGCGAGCAGGACCTGATCATGGAGCGCGCCAAGAAGGCAGTAGCCGAACACCAGGTTCGATTCAACAAAATCAAGCGCGACCTGGATCAGGCGCTGCTCGAAATCGAGAAGGGGCAGCACTGATGGACACCAACAAGATGCGCGAGCAGTTCGAGACCAGCCCGAAGTTCAGGGGTATGGATTTCACGCGGTCGTCCACGCACCCCGAGTTCTACGAAAGCCCATATGCAAATGGCGCCTGGGATGGCTGGCAGGCCTCCCGCGCCGCCGTGGTGGTGGAGCTGCCAATGTTCGACGGCTACCCGGCCAGCATGGAGCGTGACATGCGCGAATCGCTGCGTTCTGCGATCGAGGCCCAAGGCCTTAAGGTGACCCCATGAAGCGCGTATGGACCGTAATCGTAGGCCCCAAGGCCTTCCAGATGGTGCTGATGGAGCAGAGCCTGCACCGTGCTGGCGCGCTGCGTGAGGCGCAGTTGATTTGGCCTGAGTGTGAGGTGGTGGGATGAGCATCGACAAGCAAGAAATCAAGGAGCTGGCCCTGGCTTGCGACCCAGCCAAGTGCGCAGATGAGGCCGAGGAGGGCCGGCGCCTGGCCGAGTTCTACAGCGAGCTGACGCCTGAGACTGTCCTGGCCCTGCTCGCGGAGATCGAGCGACTTGGAACCTGGAGCACCGCATTCCTTGCCGAGCGCGAGGCGCAGATCCGTCAGCGCGACCAGCACAAGGCCGAGAACGAGGCGCTGCGTAAGCGAGTTTCCGATTTGTCTCCATTCAGGGGCGCCCCTTTGGCCGGCCCAGATACGCGCTGCCTTGCATGCGGTGAGCACCATTACGGGCTGGGTGGGCTGCCTTGCCCGAAAATGACCTCGTTTGCTCTTAAAGCATCGGGCAAGGGGACTAGTCATGGCTGACCGAATCAGCGTCAACAGCACTACCAAGCTCTCCGAGGCCATCAGCAAGCTTACCAACATGTTCCGCGACAAGAAGTTTGTGGTGGTCAGCCTGCGCCCAGGCAAGGATCGCACCCTGGACCAGAACGCGCTGTGGTTCGCCTTCTACAAGCGCATCGCTGAGATGACCCAGATCGGCGACGCGGCGGACGCCCGGCGCTACTGCAAGCTGCACATCGGCGTGCAGATCCTGTTGAACGAAGACGCCGAGTTCCAGCAGGCGTGGTACCGGGTCATGCGCCACCTACCGTACGAGGAGAAGCTGGCGATGATGGGCGAGTGCAAGCTCTTCGGCCCGGACGGTTTCCCGGTGACCAGCCTGTTCAACCGCGCCCAGGGCGTGGCCTACACCGACCGCATCCTGGCCGAGTTCACGCCCAAGGGTGTCTTCTTCGGCGACTTGGTGGGCGAGGTGGCGGCATGAAGAGCCAGGAAGCAAACCTCAAGCGGAACAAGGACCAAGGCGTTTTCGCGGCGCCGGGCTGGCGGGGGCTGTATGGCCATGGCCTAACTCGGCGTGGTGTGCAGTGTGTGGTTCTCGCTGCATCAGGGAAGAGTGGTAAGCAGATCGCTCGCGAGCTCGGCATTTCGCCGGGCACGGTAACTAGCAGGATGGCTGATGCCCGCCTGCACCTGAAGGCATCCAACCGCACGGAACTTGTCGCCAAGGCAGTTGCAGCAGGGATTATCTACTCATCGGAGGCCGAGTCATGCGCGTAGCCGAGATCAAGCCGAAGAAGTGCAAGGCCCCAGGCTGCGGCCAGCGCTTCAAGCCCATGCTATCGACGCAGAAGGTATGCAGCCCGGCCTGCGCGCTGGCTATGGCCAAAGACCCGCAGCTCCAAAAGGTCGCGGCCAAGGCCATCACCAAGCAGGCCCGGGAAGACCTCAAGGAGCGCCGGGATAAGCTGAAGACGCGCCGCGAGCACATGTCCGAGGCCCAGACTGCTTTCAATGCCTACATCCGGGAGCGGGACGCCGGCCTGCCGTGTATCAGCTGCGACTCGCTGCCCAGCGACAGCGACTTGATAACGGGAAGTCGCTGGGACGCCGGCCATTACCGCTCGGTCGGCGCCTGTCCAGAGCTGCGCTTCGAGCCGCTGAACGTCCACCGCCAGTGCGTCAGGTGTAACCGCAACCTTTCAGGTAACGCGGTCGAGTACCGCATCCGGTTGGTGAAGCGCATCGGTGCCGACCAGGTGGAGTGGCTTGAAGGGCCTCATCAGCCCCAGCGCCTGACCATCGAAGACCTGCAGGCCATCAAGGCCACCTATCGCCAGAAACTCAAGGACCTCCGGAGGGCCGCAGCATGAAATATCAGAACGTGGTATCCGCAGTAGTGCGCGCCCTGGCGGCAGAGACGATCAACAGCGCTGGTGGCTGCAGTGTTGAGCCCAGGGTGCAGACCAGCAAACTGAAAGGGGAAATCACCGGCAAAGACGCGGCGCTGCTGGCCGACTGTATCGTGCACAAGATGCTGCATGCTCAGCTCAGCTCCAGGCACTGGCACGCGCTGCTGGCCAGGTACAGCACGCATAAGGGGCGCAAGCTCCAGGCCATCTGCGCGCTGATACCAGTTGTTCCCACGCCCGCGCCCAAGCGGTTCACCCAGCAGGCCGTGATGGTGTGGGCCGTGCCGGAGCAGCGCAAGGGTGTGCAGCGCGTAGCGGTCCAGGCCAAGCCTGCCGAGGTGCGCGAGTGCGACAAGGGCGAGGATCGCTGGGCCTGGCGCAACCAAGCCGCACAGCGTGCCGTGGAGCGGGCCAACGCCCAAGCCAGGTCAGTGGCTGAGGAGCGCCCGGGTGACATGATCGTGCTGGCAGCCTCGAACTACGACATGACCACATGGGATGAGCAGGGACTGACGGAGCGGACGTATCAACGTTGGAACAAGGCCATACGCGGGTCGCTGGAAGGGATGGTGAACGAGGCACTGGTCGAGGCCCAGCACATGCTGGAGGCCGTGGGTGTTCTTGCAAGCGAGGCAGCGTAAAAAGTCCCTGGAAAGGGCTTGCAATATCATGTCGCCATGTCGCAATATATGCCCATCCTGTCATTCCTGCGCTCTGTGTAGGAGTGCTTAACGAGCAGCGAGCTTAAGCTCAAGCGGTAGCGATGGCGGGTTGTTGATGGTTGGGGGTCTGGTATGGATAGTTACAATGTGGTTCCTGCTAGCACTGATTGATACACCAATCGCAGTACAACGATCCGGACAAGAAGGAGGTAGTCGCATGAAGAAAGTTATGTGGAAAACCCTGATTAGTTTCTCGGCAAACGCATCAACAGCTCTCGGCGTCAACAGCCTGCCATCCCTCACCATTACAGGTCTTCGATAGTTTCGGAGATCTAGTCAGCTTCAACGTGTCGCTTGTCCGGCACACCAAATTTAAGGACCCGGACCTCGCGCCGGGTTTTTTATTGCCCGCAAAGGGCCTCAAGAAGGCCTGCTATAAGTATCTTGTCCTGACTCAGGCAGGGGCAGGCATTCAGAAATCTGATTTTCTGAAGGTTTTATCGCCAGACTGATCATTGCGGATTGTTAGTTCGCCGCCCGCTACCGAATAGGTGGTTGTTGCATCCCCCTCAGAATAACGGTTCCGCCAGCGCCCCCAGGTGCGGGTATCGTTCAAGAACGTTGACCAAACAACAGTGTCGTCGCTTACCTGGCATCGGTATCTGAAAGAGTCTCCATCAGGACGCTTGTAAGAGATCTCGGGTACCGCACCATGCGATCTGGTCTTCATCTTTTTGGTGGGTCGGCTCATTTCCACGGAAATTGCAGCCTTGCAGATCTCCACGCTTGTGAAATCGCTTGCTTGCACACCTTGAGCCACGCCTAGCACTGCGAGCGATACCGCGGCTACATACTTTTTCATTCCCTTGTCCTCAGCTTTGTTGGCCAGGGGATTTTACATGCACATACGGAGTCGAGCGCATGGAGTTTTTTCACCGCCTGCTCGACAAGCTCGACTGGGCAATAGCGGGCCTATTGGGGGCCTTGGTTGCCACCCGCTGGCACAAGGATGACCTGACGGACCGCAAGGCCTGGATTCTATTCTTGCTCACTGGTATGGCTTGCGCTCACTACCTTACTGGGATGGTCAGCGCATACTTCGGGATCGTTGAGCCACGCAGCGTGGCAGGCGTCGGGTTTCTACTGGGCACCTTCGGCGGATCACTCATCGCTGCCGTAACCCGCGCCATCAAGGCCGCTGATCTCTGGTCTGTCATCAGGTCCAAGTTCGGGGGGCCAAACGGATGATTCTCGAATACGTTAATGCGCTGGCTGCCGGCGTGATCGCCCTGTGGGCATCCTGGGCAGTCCTGAGCGGAAGGGTGCGAGATGGGGTAATCGGCAAAATCCTCTACTCGATCATCGCCCTGAGCGGCTACGCCATCCTGGCCAGGTCGGACCGGATGTTCTTCACCCCGAACACCGCCGGCGTGACGATGCACGTCGCCCTGGCCCTGGCCGGTATCCGGCACATGTTCGTGGTGACCTATTGGCCGAGGGTAAAGCGCTGGATCTGCCGGCGTCTGGACTGTGACCTGTGCAAGCAATCCAAGTGATGCGCGCCACAAAATCATGAGTTGCCATTTTGTGGCGCGAAGATATCTAGTCCTTCATCGGGCTGGCTTGTTTTTGCATCACCGGGTAATTCAGCCACCCATCATGGGCGAATGGTTGCTTGAAATTGCGGGTAACCTCAAACAGATTTTCGCTGTTCCGCCCATTGGGAAAGGTAACAGTCACGGCGTAAATCGATTGCCAGCCTGGGAACGGTTCCAGCCTGAAACTGATGAGGCCGGCCCTCTTGACCATCGACAGGCTGCCATCAGCGCCAGCAGTGATCGACCGGTCACCGGGCTGAAATTCAAAATCAATATCTTCAAACGACAAGTCATCAGCGTTAGACGAGAAGAACGTCAAATTTCCTGTGCCTTTCATAAAATGCTCCTATTCATGATGAGCTTCACTCATAGCTCCCAAATCATGAGCATTCAACAAAAAGAGGCGCGATAGTCTCAAAGAATTCGCGATGGCGCTGACAACAGCACTTCAAGGGCACCCCTACTGCGAGGAATATGTATGAGCAACGTGACACGTATGCGGCATGTCCTGCCGCTCCCTGCCGATGTGGTAGCTGCAACGAATGCGCTTGACTCGGCCTTGATCAAGGCCATTGATACCGCAAAGGAAGCCGGGCTTCCTCAGGGACTGATCGCCGCGATACTACACGGCCAAGCGCATGCCGAAACGCACAAGATGGTGTCCTCCTGAAGGTCGTTGAGTATCGGCGAGAGGGGTGGCGCGGCACGGTCAAAGCGCTACGCAAGATCGCTGACGACCTGGAGCAGGGCAACATTCATCCATGCACCATTGTGGCGGTCGCGCTTCGTTACCCGACGGGAAGGTGACGGCTTTCGGCGTCGGCCCGGTTGCAGATGACCTCCAGGCCCTGGCGCTGTCCAGACTGGCGGAGCAGCAGCTGATTGATGTGCTTCTGGATTGCGGGGAAGGGTAGGTGTGCCGCAGGTGAGTGCGGCACAGGCGGATTACTTGACTTTCAGGGCTTCTTGGATCTGGTCAGCGTATTTGCTGAGGTTATTCATTTCTCTATCAAGGTGCGTGCCGTGAGTGGTCGTTGTGGTGACCCGAGCGGCAATAACCTCAAGAGCCGCAGCTACTGCCACTGCTCTCTTGCGATCATTGCTGAGTTCGCAATAGGCCAGAGAACCGGTTTCTGTTAGAGCTTTAAGTGGTACAGACATTGGCAAATCCTTTCATTGATTGATCTCCATCAATAGCGGCAGTCTGCCACTATTTCAAGTATCAGAGACCCCTTAATGACCACCAAGCAGCCCTACTGGGAGGCGATCGAGCGAGCCTTTCGGGCCAGGCCTATCTATTCCAAACAAGCACGATTTGGCGCAGACCAACCCAATGTTGAGCTGATCTGCTCAGTGGTGTGGATCGATATGTCAGCACCAGCTACCTTGAGGGTTCACGCAAGGAGTTTGGACATGTCAGATAAATACGTTGGAAAGCTCACGGGCGTAGGCACGGACAATGTGAGGTACGTGATCAACATCTATCAGGACGAGACAGTTGAGCGCTCATCCCGAGGCATGGTTCGACATGAAGGTATGAAGCATTTCGAAATGCAACGCGGTGGTCAAGTGAAAAAGATTTCTGAGACTGAGTACGAAATTGTGGCCACGGGAGTGAGGATCACTGTGTGTGATGACCAAAACTAACAGCGTTGGTCTGTAATGCCGGTATCTGGATGAGCGCGCCGAATGTTAGGCTGGATGAATTAATGATTATGCCTAGCCTACGTCGAACGTCAGCCCCCGGGCGAATCCCTGTCCGCATCGAACCAATTCTTGCCGCACCATCATTTCAAGCTCAAGGTGATCTATGGATAGGCCATATCCACCATCGTCACTGCTTGAGCTGTCCGACTTCGGCATCCGCCTGACCCCAGCCCCTGAAGTTTGGGAGTGGATCCAAGCCGAGATCCTCGCTGACACCGGCAGCATTCACAACGAAGACCATGCCCACCTATTGGATGCTGACATCCGGGTTATGTGGGCGTCTTCGAGCGTCGCCAAACAGGGCCGTACAGTCTTGGGCCAGGCCGAACAGGTAGCGTTTCGCGCTGGCGGCTGGCAGAAGGCTCGGATGGAGCAACAGATGCGTGATTGGTTCGGCGATGTGCCGGCCTTCATCATCACCTTGGCTGCTGACTACTGCGCCCAGTGCAGCGACGTTGAGTTCTGTGCACTCCTGGAGCACGAGCTGTATCACCTGGCTCACGCGACCGACAAGTACGGCCAACCAGCATTCACCCAAGACGGCGCACCAAAGATCAAGCTGCAGAGCCATGACGTCGAAGAGTTCGTCGGTGTGGTGAGGCGCTACGGTGCCAGCCACGAAGTACAGCAGCTGATCGACGCTGCAAGCCGGCCGCCTGAGGTGGCCAAGATCAACATTTCGAGGGCCTGCGGAACCTGTCTGCTTAAGTTGGCCTGATGTGAGACAGGCATGAGACGGAATCCAATCTATGGCAGCCCTGACAAACGATGTGAAAGCCTTCATCGTTCAGGCTTTGGCGTGCTTTGACACGCCCACCCAAGTCTCACAAGCCGTGAAGCAAGAATTCGACATCGATGTGACCCGCCAGCAGGTGGAGCAGCACGACCCGACCAAGCGCGCTGGGGCCAACCTGGCTGCCAAGTGGCGAACCCTCTTTGAGGACACCCGCAAGCGCTTTCGCGAGGAGACCGCCGACATCCCTATCGCCAACCGAGCGTTCCGCTTGCGCGGCCTCGGTCGAATGGCTGAGAAAGCCGAGAGTATGCGCAACCTGGCGCTGACGGCCCAGCTGTACGAGCAGGCAGCCAAGGAATGCGGCGACATGTACGTCAACCGCAAGATCGAACCCGACAAGCCCCTGGGCTCCCAGGCGGACCAGCAGCACGCCGTTGCTGAGTACACGCTGGAGCCAGACGAGAATGTCCCGACTACCCCGTACCTATGACCCGCCGGTTAAGCTGACGCCGAAGCAGGCGAACATCTACTGTTGGGGATTCCAGCCAGAGGCGCGTTTCCGTGATGCGGTATGCGGCCGCCGGTTCGGCAAGACCTTCCTCGGCAAGGCAGAGATGCGACGCGCGGCTCGACTGGCTGCGGAGTGGGGCGTGAGCGTCGAGGACGAGATCTGGTACGGCGCGCCGACGTTCAAGCAGGCCAAACGCGTGTTCTGGCGCCGTCTGAAGCAGGCCATTCCCGAAGCATGGCGCGCGGCCCGCCCCAACGAGACCGAATGCTCTATCACGCTCAAGTCCGGCCACATCATGCGTGTGGTCGGCCTGGACAACTACGACAACCTTCGCGGCTCCGGTCTTTTCTTCGTCCTGGTGGATGAGTGGGCCGACTGCCCGTGGGCAGCGTGGGAAGAAGTGCTGCGTCCCATGCTCTCGACCTGCCAGTACACGATTCCCCAGTCCGGCGAATTGAGGAAGGGAGGCCACGCGCTGAGGATCGGCACCCCCAAGGGTTTCAACCACTGCTATGACACCTACCGGGATGGCCAACCAGGTGGCGAGCCTGACCACAAGAGCTGGCAGTACACATCGCTCCAGGGTGGCAATGTCCCGGCCGAGGAGTTAGACGCGGCCCGGCGCAAGATGGACCCGCGCACGTTCCGCCAGGAATACGAGGCCGGGTTCGAGAATTACGCGGGTGTCGTCTACTACACCTTCGACCGGAATGAGTGCCGCACCAGCGCGCGCATCGAGCCAGGCGAGGCCCTACACATCGGCATGGACTTCAACGTCATGAAGATGGCCGCGGTCGTGTACGTCGTGCGCGACGGCCTGCCGCTGGCGCTGGACGAACTCCACTCGGTGCGTGACACGCCGGAGATGATCGACAAGATCAAGGCGCGATTCCCTGGGCATGGCATCTCCGTATATCCAGACGCCAGCGGCCAGAACACCAGCAGCAAGAATGCCAGTGAATCGGACCTGTCCTTGCTCAAGAAGGCAGGCTTCACCGTTGTGGTCGACTCGCAGAACCCTGGCGTCAAGGACCGCATTAACGCGGTCAACTCCATGTTCCTGAACACCTACGGAGAGCGCCGTCTCAAGGTCAATATTGACCAGTGCCCGCAGCTCACACAGTGCCTGGAGCGCCAGACCTATACGGATAAAGGCGAACCGGACAAAGACCCGAAGAAGGGTCACGACCACATGAACGACGCCGCGGGCTATTTCATCGCCAAGCGGTTCCCGATCAAGACTCAGTCCGCCGGCACCCGCCGCATCGGAGGTTTGGCGTAATGCCTGTTCAATCCACCAACCCAGAGTACGACGCTCACATCGAAGAGTGGCGGATGATGGACGATGCTCTGGAAGGCGAGTGCGCCATCAAGGGCAGTCCACGAAACCTGCCCAAGCCCAGCGGCATGGTCGAGGCTGAAAAGCTGGATGGCCAGGGTAATGCATATCTCTACCAGAACTATACGGCGCGGGCGCAGTACGAACACTGGGTGCGCGATTCACTGCGCTCGATGATGGGCCTGGTCTCCCGGCTCATTCCTGAGGTGAAGCTGCCCAGCGGTCTCAAGGATCTAGAGGCCAATGCCACAGCCGATGGCTTCGGCCTGACCCAGCTTTTCCTGCGCATCGTTCGGCAGACCATCTCCCACGGCCGTGTGCCGCTTGTGGTCAACGTGGACGACAAGGGCCAGCCTTACTTTGCAACCTACGCCGCCCGGAACGGCATCAACTGGGACACCGCCGACCAAGGCGGGCGCCAGGATCTGGTGCTGGCCGTGTTCCGCGAGTTCCGCAAGATGGCGGAGGACCGCTACAGCCATGAGTGCCAGACGGTCTATCGCGAGTTCTTCATGCAGGGACAGGTCTGCTACACGGCTGTGCGCAACGAAGCAGGCGAACTCATCGATGATGAGCGCCCCCTTGGCACCGTTGGCGCAGGCAACCAACTGGTGCGTGGGCTCGAGTACATCCCGGTCATCTACTGCGGATCGACCGACAATTCACCGGACGTGGACGAGATCCCGCTGCTGACGATGGCCAGGGCCGCGCTGAAGTCCTACCAGCTCAGCGCCGACTACTTCACCGCGCTGCACCAGACCAGCCACCCGCAGCCGTGGGTGTCGGGCCTGGACGAGAGCGTCGAGCTGAGCGTGACCGGGCCGTCTGCAGCCTGGGATCTCGGACCCAAGGGTCAGTGCGGCTATCTGGAGTTCCAAGGGGCAGGTGTTGAGGCTGTCCGAACGGCCATGTCTGACCAGAAGAGCGCAGCCCTAGAGGCTGGCGCCAAGGTCATGGACGTGTCCGGTACCGAGTCGGGAGAGGCACGCAAGACGCGCCAGAACGACCAGCATGCCACGCTGCACAGCATCGTCATCACCGCAGCGGCAGCCATTGAGCAGGCCTTGCGGTACGCCGCCGAGTGGACTGGCTACAACCCGGACGACGTGGTCTTCACGGTCAAGCCGGAGTTCGTCATACCTGAGGTCAACGCCCAGGTGCTGGCTGAGCTGCAGAAGAGCGTCATGGCCGGCACGATCAGCGCCGAGACCTACTGGCAGTACCTCACCACCGGCAAGCTGCCCGAGCGGGCCTACGACGAAGAGGCCGGGCTGATCAGCGACGAGCGTGAGTCGGCCGGCATCAATCTGGACAAAGACGATGGCGACGAAACCGACGCAAACGGCGGACGAGATGCTGCTGGAGCAGGTCAGTCGGCACGCGGTGCTGCTGGAGCGGCTTAAAGCGGGTGAGGTCAAGAAGTTCGAGACGGTCCTGCGCCAGGTGGATACCCAAGTGCGGGACCAGCTGACCCGTAAGGAGCTCACGACCTACAGCCGAACCCGGCTTGAGGAGTTCCTGGGTCGAGTTGGCGGCAAGCTGCTGGGCATCTACCAAGCGTTTGGCGATCGCATGCAGGCAGACTTGGTGGACATCGCGCTGTACCTGGCCGCTTTCGAAAGCCGGAGCCTGTCCAAGGCACTGCTCATCAATGCCATCATGCCGACCGACTCGCTGATCCGGGCCGCGATCAATACCCAGCCTCTGCAAGTGGCGGGCATTGACGGCGGCACGCTGCTTAAGCCCTTCCTGACGGGCTGGACGCGTACCGAGGGGACACGCGTAACTAACGCCATCCGGCTCGGCGTGGTCCAGGGACAGACCAACGCCCAGATTACCCAGGCGATCCGCGGCACGGCCGCGCAGAACTTCACCGATGGCGTGCTGGCGGTCAGTAACCGTAACGCCAGGTCGGTTGTGCACACCGCCGTACAGCACGTATCTGCAACGGCTCGCATGGAAACGATGGCTGCGAACGCTGAGTTCATACCGGGCTATCGCATCGTGGCTACTCTGGACCGGAAGACCAGCCAGCAGTGCAAGAGCCTGGACGGGCGTGAGTTCGAGGTAGGGAAAGGGCCGGTGCCGCCGTTCCACATCAACTGCCGCACGACCATCACGCCCATCACCAAGCTGTCAGCAGCATTCGCGAAGGGCGCCACGCGCGCATCTGTGGGCGCATCTGGCGGCGCGCAGGTCTCCGCCAGCCTCAGCTACTACCAGTGGCTGAAAACGCAGCCACCGGCGTTCCAGGACGCTGCGCTGGGACCGGTGCGCGCAAAGCTGTTCCGCGATGGCGGGCTTACTGCCGAGCGCTTCGCCGCGTTACAGCTGGACAAGAACTTCAAGCCGCTGACGCTGGATCAGCTCAAGGAGCTGGAGCCGTTGGCGTTCGAGAGGGCCGGTCTTAACTGACCCGCGCCACAAAACAACTAGCCACGATTTCGTGGCGCGAACTACGGCCTCGCATTGCGGGGCCTTTTTCTGCCCGCCAGGCGGGCCTACTCAGTCCCCAGGGGATAGCCACATGCCTTTTGACTTCGACCCGGCCGCCCACGGCCTGACCCTCGACGAAACCCAAACTGCCGCGCTGAAGGCAGCGCTCGGCGGCGAGGTACAGAAATTCCTGGACGGGGAGGTCTCGGGCCTCAAGTCCAAGAATCGGGAGTTGATCGACTCCAATAAGACCATCAAGACCGAACTGGACGGCCTCAAGGGCAAGTTCGAAGGCCTGGACATCGAAGCCGTCAAAGGCCTGCTGGCCAAGGCCGGCCAAGACGAAGAAACCAAGCTGATTGCCGAGGGCAAGCTGGACGAGGTCATCAGCCGCCGCACTGAGCGCCTGCGCACCGATCTGGACAAGCAGGTCAAGGCTGCCAACGAGCGTGCCGACAAGGCCGAGGCCTTTGCTGCCAAGTACAGCGACAAGGTACTGGCTGACTCCATCCGCGCTGCCGCCATCAAGGCTGGCGCGCTGCCCGAGGCTGCCGAGGACATCATCCTCCGCGCCCGCGGCACCTTCAAATTGAGCGAAGACGGCGAGCCCGTTGCCACCGACCGTGCCGGCGAAGTCGTGTACGGGAAGGACGGCAAGACCCCGCTGTCTCCCCTCGAATGGGCGGAATCGCTGCGCGAAACCGCTACCCACCTGTGGCCAAGGGCTCAGGGTGCCGGACAGACCGGCGACAACGGTGGCAAGGCCACGAAGAAATGGGGCGAGTACTCCGAGCAAGAGCGCGCCGCGCTGGCTCGAGACAACCCTGAAGCGTTCAAGCGACTCCAAGCCACCCAAGGAACCTAATCCATGGCAACTACTCAGCTGTCGGACATTTTCGTCCGCGACTACTACGGCGCGTTGGCGCCGGTGAACACCCCTGAAAAAACCGCCGTCTTCGAATCGGGCATCGTGACCCGCTCGCCGACGCTGGACAACATCGCCAACAACGGCCAGGGCACCTCCGAGATCAGCTACTGGCAGGATCTCGATGCCGACGAGGCGCCGAACATCTCCAACGACAACCCGGATGACCTCGGCGAGGTCGGCAAGGCTGAGCAAGGCAGCATGCGCGCGCGCACGCTGTACCTCAACAAGGGCTATGGTGTCGCTGACCTCACGGCCGAACTGGCCAATAGCGAGCCGATGCAGCACATCCGCAACCGCTTCGGCACGTACTGGACCCGTCAGTGGCAGCGGTACCTGCTGGGTGCTGCACGAGGCATCATCGCCTCGAACATCGCCAACAACGGGGGTGACATGGTCAAGGACGCCGGTGCCAGCATCAGCGCCTCCGCGTTCCAGGATGCGGCTTTCACCGCCGGCGACGCGGCTGACATGTTCGGCGCTATCGGCGTGCACTCGGTCGTCATGAACCAGATGGTCAAGCAGGATCTGATCGAGTACCTGCGCGACTCCACTGGCAAGATCATCCTGGCCACCTATCTCGGCAAGCCCGTCTTCATGGACGACAGCCTGACCTACGCGTCCGGCCAGTTCCTGTCGGTCTTCTTCGGCCAGGGCGCATTCGGCTACGGCGAAGGCACCCCTCACACCCCCGTCGAGATGCAACGCAAGCCTGACGGCGGTAACGGTGGTGGCGCCGAGGTTCTGTGGGAGCGCAAGACCTTCATCCTGCAGCCTGCCGGTTTCAGCTGGAAGGGCAGCAACAACCTGAACCTGAGCCCGAATGCCACCCAGTACGCCAGCGCGGCGAACTGGGAGCGAGTATTCGATCGCAAGCAGGTACCGTTCGCCGCGGTCATCAGCGGCACCGCCACCCCTTGACCCGCCAGGCGGGGCGCTGACCTAGCGCCCTGCGCAGGAGACCACCATGAAAGTCATCTACACCGACAAGCCCGGCCGTGAGCGCGGCGTTTGCTATCGACTCCTGAGCCAGTTCTTCGGAGTCATCGACGGAGCCACACAGGTTGTGATCGAGGGTGACGCGCCCGAGATCGTCGAGGCCTACGAGGCGGCCGGTATCAAGGTTGGCGAGCAATCCAGGGGCGACCAGTCTGAAACCGACCCGCACAAGATGAACGTCCCCGAGCTTAAGGAATGGCTCACCTCCAAGGGTATCGAGTTCGACGCCAGCGCGAAGAAGCCCGACCTGCAAGCCCTGATCCCGCAGGAGTGACCGATGACCGACTTCATCACCGTTGCTGACGTCGATGAGGCGCTCGGGCAGGGCTGGGCTAGCGCCGGTGATGCGGTCCTTGCCGTGGCCATGGCCAACGCCTGGCTCACGGCCAAGATCAAGCGCGCGTTGCCCGAGGTAGTGCCGGTTGCCATCAAATCCGCTGGGGCCCAGGTGGCCAAGCTGGCTGTGGCCGGCAAGCTCTACAAGGACACCGAGCGCGAGGTGCAGAGCAAGACCGTATCGGCCCAGTCCGGAACGTCGACCAGCAAGACCTACGAGGCAGGCTCCGTCGCGCGCTCGAGCGCCGAGAACTATGCGCTGGACCTGATCGCGCCCTGGACCCGCCGCCAGGGCACCGTGATGCTCAAGAGGGTCTAGGCCATGGGCATGCGTGAAGAAATCCAAGCGGACTTGGCCGAGGCATTCGACGACCCCGACGGCCTCGCCGATGCAGTCCGCCCAGTGGAGGGGGCTCGCTCCATCAAGGGCGGCTACGACCCTGCCATCGGCGGCACGGTGCCGGCATCCACGCTTCACTACACGGGCCGCGGTGTCTTTGGGAGCTACCTAGCCAAGGAGATCGACGGCTCACGTATCCAGACCCAGGACGTGAAGCTGCTGGTGCTGCAGAACGAGTTGTTCGAAGAGCAGGCCGATGCTGTGACAGCCATCCCGGCAGAACCGAAGATCGGTGACCTGATCAGCGGGTTTCGGACGCTCAACGTCTCCGAAGACCCAGCCAAGGCCACCTGGACCGTCCAACTGAGGAAGTGACATGCCACGCGGATCACACATGACCCAGCGCTATGGCGGGCTTGAGGGAGGGTTCGCCGAGAGCATCCGCGCTTTTGCCGAGCAGGCGCAGCAAGCATTGGACGCCACCTTCCGCGAGATCGTGATCGAGATTGGCAGCAGTGTAATCCGCATGTCTCCGGTGGGTAACCCGGAGATCTGGGCGGTCAACCTGGCGCACCGAGAAGCCCGCACTGCCGAGGCTGACCGCTATGACGCCAAGGTCGCAGCGCGCAACGAGGCCATCAACCAGAATCCGAGCAACTTCACCAGGTCGGGCAATCTCAGGCGGGGCGTGCGCTACGCCAAGCCGCTGACCAAGACCGAGCGGGACCAGAACTTCTACGTGAATGGTCTGGTAGCGGGTCAGGGCTACGTCGGTGGCCGCTTCCGGGGTAACTGGCAGTTCTCCATCGACTCGCCCGCTACTGAGGAGCTTGACCGTATCGACCCATCCGGCAGCGAGACGATTGCTGCGCTGGTGAGTCAGGTGCAGGCGCTGACCATCGCCCAGACGGCCTATATCGTGAACAACCTGCCATATGCGATTCCGCTGGAATACGGGCATTCAACCCAAGCCCCGGCCGGCATGGTCCGGGTCACCCTGGCCAACTTCCAGCGCATCGTCGACGAAGCTACCAGGAACAACAGCGTATGAGCCATGCACGAGCCCGTCAGGCCATCGAGGTCAAGCTGATGGCCTGGGCCGCCGCGCGCCCGATCCGGGTGGCCAACTCCGAGGAGGGGTTCGAGGCCGAGTCCGGTGAGACCTATCTTCGAGCCTACTTGCTGCCGGCCAGCACCACCTGCCGCTACCTGGGCGGCGACGCCTACGAATACACCGGCGTCTACCAGATCAGCATCGTTTGCCCGGCAGGCCAGCCCCTGGGCGTTGCCGAATCACTGGTCGACGAGCTGAGCAGCCTGTTCCGGGTTGATACAGAGCTAAGCCGCAGCGGCTTCGAAGGCCTGCTCACCGAGCCACTGGAGCAGGGCCCAACCATTACCGAGTCGGCGACCTATACGGTCCCGACCAGCTTCACCTACCGCGGAGTCGCGGACCAGCCAACCTTCCAGGAACAGAGCCCATGAGCCAGCATCCAGCCATTTCTCAGCCTGCTCAGCTGTCGCCTCCTTTCGTGCTCCGGGATGGCCAGCTGTTTATGAACGACGCCTTGATTCAGCCGGCCAGTGCGCATCCGAAGAGCCAGATAGAACGCATTGAGGCCGCATTCAAGCGGCGGTTCATTGCAGACCTTAAGTTCAGTTGGAACAACTAGAACCCGCCACCACTGTCCGCTGCGTGCGGACATTTTTGTTTCTACTCAAGAGGAAAACACCATGGCCGCACGCTTCCCGCTGCCGAACGGCTCTGTGCTGGAAATCGCCAGCGTACTCGCCGCTGCCGTTGCCTTCACTGCTCTGACCAACGCTGCACCTCCAGTGGCCACCGCCGCGGGGCACAATATCAAGAACGGCGACGTCCTGGTCGTCAGTTCTGGCTGGTCGCTTATCAACGACCGCGCGGTACGCGCTGCCAGTGTTGCCGCTGACAAGTTCTCGATGGCTGGCCTGAACACCACCAACGCCGACAAGTACACCGCCGGTGCAGGTGTCGGGTCTGTGATCCCTGTGACCAATTGGGCTCAGATCTCGAAGGTGACCGCCTTCACCTCTTCCGGCGGCGAGCAGCAGTACCTCACTGTCGGGTACCTGGAGGACGATGACGATCGACAGTTCCCTACCAACCGCAACCCCATCACCTTGTCGATCACTGTCGAAGATCAGCCTGCGGCTGCCTACGTGGGCCTGGTCGAAGCGTACGGCGACAGCAAAGAGCTGACGGTCGTCCGCCTCAAGTTGCCCAACGGCGACCAGATCCTCTACCCGGGCTACGTGAGCATCACCACCACCCCGACCATGGAACGCAACAACCTGATGACGCGAACCATCAGCATCGCGCTCTCGGGCCGTCCGGTTCGCTACCTGGCTGCTGCCTAAGGAAACCTCATGGCGAAGATCAAAATCGCGCAGAACCCGACCTTTACTGCCGAGGTGCAGGTGCCTCGAATCGGTGGAGAGTCGGTGCCGGTGGAGTTCGAGTTCCGCTACATGGACCGCGTGACGCTGGCTGGCATGTTTGATCGCTGGAACAAGGCGCGCGACGCCTGGGCAGAGAAGGCCAAGGCCGACAACGTCACCTGGGAAGAGGTGACAACCGGCGAGATTGCTCTGCAGGCTGAGCAACTGGGCGAAATCGTCACCGGGTGGGACTTGGAGGACAAGTTCAGCCCGAAGGCGATCCTCGAGTTGGTACGTACCTGCACGGGAGCGCCAAAGGCCGTCATCGACGCCTTCCAGGCTGCCTACAGCCCGGCCCGCTTGGGAAACTGAGGGCGGCCGCCCGCGCGTGCTACGAGCAGGGTCCTTCTGCTGAGCAGTTGGCCGCTCTCGGCCTGACCTTGGCTGACATTGCGGAGGATGAAGTGGAGGTGTGGCCAGATGCCTGGCCTGCCTTCCGGCTGTTCGACGCAATGGGCACGCAATGGCGAGTCGGCACAGGCGGCCCGTCTGGACTGGATTACACGGTAATTCCGACAGCAGCCTCAATGCTGGGCATCAAGCGCCGCGACCTTCCCGACATTTTTCCCGACCTCCGCGTGATGGAAGTCGAGGCCCTGGCCGTCATGGCCGAATCCATGGAGTAGATCATGACCACCATTGCCTCCCTCGGTCTTCAGATCGATTCCGGTGATGCTGTTGAGGCCAAGGATAACCTCGACCAGCTGACGGACGCTGGCAAGCGTAGCGAGGAGTCGGCTGGGCGAACTGGTCGCGCCTGGGAAACGGCCCTGGGCAGCTTGCAGGGCGACACCCGGCAGATCGTGCAGGAGCTGCAGTCGCTTAACGCCAAGCAGGCCGAGCTCGCGCAGCAGATGGCCACTGTGGGCCGCGCAGTTACCAGCGCATCCACGGCATTTAGCAGCGCTGCAGCGAACATGGGCTCGTTCCGGGCTGAGGCTGCGCAGGCCGGGCAAGTTCAGCAGGCGCTGACTACCGCCACGGATGCCGGTGCCCAAGCAGGCCGTCGCGCCGCCGAGTCCGCTGACGAGCAACAGGCCAGGATTCTGGCCGTGGCCAAAGCCTCTTTGGAGGCGAGCCAGTATGTTCAGACGCTCAATCGGGCCACTGAACAGAGCGCGGAGGTCACCGGCCAGGCGAACGCCGTGCTCTCAGATAGCGCCAGCCGTCAGGCGGCCATCAACAGCCGGGCCCAAGCCCTCATCGCAACCGAAGAGCGCCAGGCTGAGGCGGCGAGGAGGACAGCCGGCGCGCATCGGGAAGAAGGCCAGGCACTGGAAGAGCTACTGGGCAAGATCGACCCGACCATCGCTGCACTGGGCCGTCTGGACCAGATGGAGCAGAGGCTGAAGAGCTTCCGTGCGAGCGGTGCGCTGGATGCTGAAACCTTCGGCGAGTACCAGTCAAAGATCGATCAAGCCCGCACGGCCCTGGGAGGCGCAGATACAGCGCTGAACAAGACCGGCATGTCGGCCAAGGCAACCGCCGCCGCGCTTCGCGGGGTCCCCGCGCAATTCACTGACATCGTCGTCTCCCTGCAAGGCGGTCAGGCGCCGCTCACCGTCTTGCTCCAGCAGGGCGGGCAGTTGAAGGACATGTTTGGTGGCGTCGGGCCGGCCATCAAGGCCCTCGGCGGCTATGTGCTTGGCTTGGTGAACCCGTTCACGGTCGCGTCTGCAGCTGTGGGCGTGCTTGGATACGCCTATTACAAGGGCAGCGAGGAGGCCGTCGAATTCCAGAAGGCGCTGATCACGACCGGCAATGCCGCCGGAACTACGTCGGACCGCCTATCCGGGATGGCGCGCGAGGTTGCGGCCACTGTTGGCACCACCGGCGCCGCGGCAGAGGTGCTCACCCAACTGGCTGGTAGCGGGAAGGTCGCTTCTGACAGCTTCGTAGAGATCACAGAGGCCGCTCTGGAGTGGCGCTCGGCCACCGGCAAGGCGGTCAAGGAGACCGTGGCCGAGTTCGTTAAGATCGGCAAGGACCCGGTTGCTGCTGCCAAGGACCTTAACGAGCAGTACAACTTCCTGACCGCTTCGACCTATTCGCAGATCGTTGCTTTGAAGGAACAGGGTGACACGATTGGGGCCGCCAAGCTGCTCACCGATACCTACGTCGATACCATCAAGAACCGCAGCAAAGAGGTCACCGAGAACCTGTCGATCTGGGAACGGGGCTGGAAAGCCCTGCGGGGCGAGGTTGCTGCCACCGTGGACGCGGTCAACAACATCGGTCGGGGTCAGGACATCGCAAGCCGCATCGTCGAGACGCAGCAGCGCCTAGCAGCGGCCCAGAGTGCGGTGAATGGTGATCCTGACGACACCGCAGCGCAGAAGAAGCTGACCGATGCCAACCTTGAGCTCAAAGCGCTCATCCAGCAGCGAGACACGCAGCAAGCCATCGCGAGGGCTCAGGAGCTCGATGCCCAACGTCAACAGGCAGCCATTGTCGCGATGGGCAAGATTGACGCTCTGGAAAAGTCCGCTCGGAGCAACGCCGAGAAGCGCGCGGACGCACTCAAGGAATACACCAAATCCCTGGAGGCGATCCGCAAGGTCAACCCTGAAGATGAGCGACTGAAACCTGAAAACATCGCCAAGGTAAAGGCGGACATCGCCAAGCAGTACAAGGACGCGGCTGGCCGCACCACACCGGTCGATCTCACGGGCTTCAACACTCAGAAAAACGCTCTTGCCGCCATCCAGGCCGAGTACAAGAACCACCAGAAGGAACTGGACGCCGCACTGAAGGCCGGTCTGATCTCTCAGGAGTCCTACGCGTCGCAGCGCGCCGCGATCATCGAGCAGCAGAAGTCCGATGTAACGCATGCTTACGAGGAAGAGATTGCTGCGCTTGAGCAGGCGAAAGGACGCAGCAGCACCAGCGCGCAGCAGCGCATCCAGCTCGACCAGAAGATAGCGGATGCGCGTGCCGCGATGGTCAAGGCCCAGAAGGACGCCGATACCGAGCTTTCGGTGCTGGCGACCAACGAGCAAGGGCGGCTGGCTAAGCAGGCCAGGGCAGTGCAGACCTATACGGACGCGCTCAGCCAGCAGGTAACAGCGCTGAGGCTTCAAGGGCAGCGCTCAGCCGATAACCTTGGCCTTGGTGGTCGCCGGCGAGGGCTTCAGGACCAGCAGTACGGTATCACTGATCGCATTAACCAGCAGCGTCTGGACTTGGCCAACCAGTACGGCGATGGCTCTCGTGGCATGAGCCTTGATGAGTACAACCAGAAGCTGGCGGCCCTGAACAAAACCGAGAAGGACCTGCAGGAAACCACCATCGCCAACTACGACCAGATGACGGCCGCGCAGGGCGACTGGCGCAAGGGTGCATCGTCTGCCTTCCAGAATTATCTGGAGCAGGCCCGGGATGTAGCCGGGCAGACGCGATCCTTGTTTACCAATGCATTCAGCTCGATGGAGGATGCAGTCGTCAACTTCGCCATGACAGGCAAGTTCTCGTTTGCAGACTTCACCAAGTCGATCCTTGCTGACATGGTCAGGATTGAGACGCAGCGCGCTGCCTCTGGGCTGCTTGGCAGTCTGGTGAGCTGGGGTGCCACTGCGGCATCCGCCTACTTTGGAGGTGGCGGTGGTAATGGCATGGAAGCCGGCTCGGCGGGCGCGGTTTCCTCAAATCTCGGAGCCTCTCAAGCTGGTTACTCGTCTGCTTACGGATTCTCGGACGGCGGCTACACCGGTGCGGGCGGCAAGTATGACCCTGCCGGCATCGTCCACGCTGGTGAGTTTGTGCTTCGCCGCGAGGTAGTCAGCCAGCCCGGAATGCTCGATTACCTATCAGCCCTCAATAGCCGCGGCTACGCAGACGGTGGCCTGGTATCACCCATGCCGGTCCCTCGGCAGGTCTCTGGACGGTCTCAGTCAGGCGCGTCTATCAGCGTATCCGCCCCTGTGAGTCTGGTCATGGAGGACAGAAGCAGCGAGGGCATGCAGCTCGATCAAACGCTGCTTCAGCAGAACATGCAAAAGCAAATGCAGATGGCTGCCGAGAGGGCGGTGGCCGACTCATGGCGCCCAGGTGGCGTCAGCCATCGAAACACCAGCGGGAGGCGCTGATGGCCATCGAGAAATTCAGCTGGCCAACCCAGCGTGGGGAAACGCCGGAGATCAGCTACCGCACCCGCGAATCCCGGTTTGGTGGCGGGTACCGGCAGGTGGTTGGTGACGGTCCTAACAACAAGGAAGACAGCTACCCCATCACTGTCACCGGTACCAAGGCCCAAGTACGCAAGATCATGGAGTTCTTCGACAGGCACGGCGGCGCTAAGGCTTTTCTCTGGACTACGCCACTCGGAGATTTGGGGCTATTCACCTGCAAAGACCCCAAGCCTACCCCAGTGGGTGGTGGTCGTTTCAAAGTGACCGCCACCCTCGAGCGGGCTTTTCACCCATAAGGAACCAGCATGTCACTGATCAAGGACATCCAGACCCTGGAGCCTGGCAACGAGGTGCTGCTGTTCGAACTCGACGGTTCGGACTTCGGCGCCGACACCCTTCGCTTCCATGGCCATGCGATTCCTCATGCCCCCGAGGAACTGCGAGCAACCGGCGCCAATGCCGACCAACTGCAGGCCAAGTCCATATGGTGGCAGGGCAACGAGTACAGCGCCTGGCCAGTGCAGATTGAAGGCATCGAGGCGAACTCCGACGGCACTGCGGTGCGGCCGACGTTCAGCGTGGGCAACGTCAGTGGCCGGATCACGGCGCTGTGCTTGGCCTTCGACAATCTGCTCGAATTCAAGCTGACCATGCGGCACACCTTCGCCGAGTACCTGGACGCTGCGAATTTCTCTGGCGGCAACCCCTCCGCAGATCCGGCAGAGGAGGCGATCGAAGTCTGGTATATCGATCAGAAGGTGTCCGAGAGCGGCACCACTGTGGCCTGGGAGCTTGCAAGCCCAGGCGATGTGGGTGGCGAAACGATTGGGCGTCAGATGACGCAGCTATGCCATTGGGCGATGACGGCAGGGTACCGTGGGCCAAACTGTGGCTATACCGGACCCTACTACGACATGGATGGGAACCTGACCTCGGACCCAGCCAAGGATCAATGCAACGGCTGTCTGGACACTGGTTGCACCGTCCGGCATGGCCAGGGCAACGAACTTCCCTTCGGCGGCTTTCCTGCCGTCTCGCTGATCGCCCGGAGCTGACCATGCGCAAACACATACTCGCCGCCTTGCAGGCGCACGCAGCGGCTGAATACCCGCGCGAGTGTTGCGGGCTGCTGTTGCAGGTTGGCCACAGGCAGGTCTATCACCCATGCACCAACGCATCTAACGATCCGACTGAGGAGTTCCGGATTGCACCAGAGCAGTACGCTGAGGCGGAGGACATGGGCGACGTGATTGGAATCGTTCACTCACACCCCGACGCGACCAGCAGGCCGTCGCCGCGCGACCTGGCAATGTGCGAGGCCACTGGCCTGCCCTGGTACATCTTGTCGTGGCCGGAGGGTGACCTGCGCACGATCACGCCCACCGGAAGAACGCCGCTGCTGGGGCGCCCGTTTGTGCACGGCGCATGGGACTGCTGGCAGACCTGCGCCGATTGGTACGAGCGTGAATGGGGGCTGGAGTTTCCCGCCTACGCCCGGGAAGAGGGCTGGTGGGAGAATGCTGACGGCCCCAGTCTGTACGAGCAGGCCTATGAGGCTGCTGGCTTCTACCAGGTGAGCCAGCCACAACGCGGTGACTTGGTCGTCATGGCCGTGGGGCGCACTGCCCATCCAAACCATGCGGGCATCTACCTGGGCGCTAATGCCCAACTGCCAGGCGAGGTGGGCCAGGTCTTCGGGCCGGGCCCATTCATGCTGCACCACCTGCTAGGGCGGCCATCGGAAATCATCGTGTTCGGCGGCCCATGGCTCGACCGGGCGCGCCTTGTGTTGCGTCATCGGGACGCCAAATGAAGCGGCATAGCCGTAGGAGTAGATAATGGAAGCGAAAACCGTAGCTTCTTATGTGCCTGCCGGAAAGGGTGCAGGCCTTGAAGGTAAAAAGGCCGAGCCGAAGCCCAGCCCTGTCCCAATTACTTGTGCTGATTGAAAACCAAGTTGATGCGGTCAACGTCTGGCGCAGTAGCTCCACCTTGGCCCATTTGCTGGGCAACTGCCAATGCGAATTGGCGTGCTGATTCAATACCTTCAGCGCCCTGTGATTCGCGAAGCTGTTGAAGCAGGCCCGCGATGATGCAACTGATAGTCTTGATATCGTCGCCGTGGGAGTTGATTGCATCGATAACTCGTTGCTCGGTCATGGAGTATCCTTACTAATTTGCCCCAGTCCATGGGCTTTCCTGCAGCGAACCGGGGCGGGTCGTTGGGAGGCACAACGCTACTACGGCATGGAGAGACGCGATACTGGCATTGTGTACACGCTGTATAAGTGGTCAGCGCTAATTAAAGGGAATCGTGTCCGATGATCCGGAATAAAACTTCTCTGGCGCAGATGAGCGCACACTCGGAGAAGCTCAGAGCTTCTGAGCATTGAGAGGTGCGTATGTCCAGAGACAGATATGGCGTAGACAGTGAAAGGCCGATCAGCGACACAGGCGGCCAGGGAACGTCGCCAGAGCGTTCTGATAAGCCTTCAAACCAATCTCGCCCAGAGGACCGTGACGACTATTTCGACAAACCTCCCTTTCGGAAAGAACAGGGGCAACGGACGCCGGATCCATCGAGGACATCCCCTGCGGAGCGCTATAGCTACCACAAGCGACCATTGGAATAATTGCTAGCTCTTACAGAGCATGATGAGAGCCCAGCCCCGCGCTGGGCTTTTTGCATCTGCACAGGCCCAGGCTGCGCTGTGGTAGATTCCCTCGATCATCAAGGAGGGTTTACATGCGGATTTTAATCGGAGCACTGGGGCTGGCTTTTCTGGCGGGATGTACAACATCGGTCATTTCAGTACAGCAAGCTCAGCCAGTGCCTAGGGATGAGATCTATGCTTACCAGGTGAGATCCGCATCGAGCGATGGTGCGCTCACCGTTGTACGAGATTCAGGCATGCTCGGCTCCGGTTGCGACATCGTTGTATACATCGATGGGAAAAAGTCGGCGAAGGTTGGGCCCTCTCAAAAAGCCACTTTCTACTTGCCGGCGGGACAGCCGAACTTGGGAATAGGACTGGCTGGATCAGGCCTCTGCGCAGGTATGGCCATCCGCTCCATCACCGGCAGCGTTGAGTCGGGCAAGGAGACTATCTACCGGATCAGCGGAGACATGAGTGGTGTCTACATAGGTCCCTACCTCCAATACAACTGACAAACCGCCTTCGGGCGGTTTTTAATGCCTGGAGAAATTCGATGGCAACTGCACTCAACACTGGTTTGATGACGATAAAGCTGTCCGGTCCGCTTGTTCGACGGTTCGGTCGGGTACATCGGCGCGTGATTGACACCGGTACTGTAAAGGAGGTGTTTTCAGCGCTTCGGGCAACCCTCCCAGGGTTCGAGAGGGAGATTAGGAGGCTTGATTCCCTGGGCATGCGCTTCGCGATCTTTCGTAATGGGAAAAATATTGGGCCTGCAGAGTTCGAACGGTCAGGTACCCAGGAGATTCGTATAGTGCCGGTGGTCGGCGGCAGCAAGCGCGGAGGGGTGCTGCAGACGATTGTAGGAATCGTCATGATCGTGGCTGGCGCGTTTTTAAGTGCAACGCCATTTGGCGCCCCGCTGATCGGGGCAGGCATAGGACTAGTCGCTGGCGGCGTAATTCAAATGCTCAGCCCCCAGGCCAAGGGCCTATCCCAAAGCGCCGCGCCAGAAAACCTACCGTCGTACGCCTTCGGCAGCGCCAAGAACACCACGGCCAGCGGCAACCCCGTCCCGATCTGCATCGGCGAACGACGCTGGGGTGGGGCAATCATCTCTGCCTCGATCGAGGCGCAGGACAAGGCATAGCGCCAAAAGAATGCACAGACCGCCAGTTGGCGGTTTTTTTTCGCCCGGAGGAAAGCATGGGCCCAGTAGATCACCTGGAAATTGTCGGCGCCAAAGGCGGCGAGAGCCAGCCAAAGCAGGCAGTGGAGTCGCCGGACAGCTTGCGCTCGACGAACATCGCCAAGATTCTGCTGGCAGTGGGCGAAGGCGAATTCGATGGGGTACCCACCGACCGGGACATCTACCTCGACAACACCCCGATCGCTGATGCCAGCGGCAATGTGAACTTCCCAGGTGTGAAGTGGGAGTGGCGCCCGGGCTCCGTTGAGCAGAGTTACATCCAGGGCATCCCGTCGGTGGAGAACGAAACCTCCGTCAACGTTGAGCTGCGCAGTGACAACCCGTTCACTCGCGCCCTGAGCAACACCCAGCTCTCGGCTGTTCGCGTGCGCATGTCCTGGCCGCGCCTGGCCAAGCAGGAGAGCAATGGGGACACCAGGGGCTATCGCATCGAGTACGCGATCGATATCGCTACAGACGGTGGCGCTTATGTCGAGGCTCATCTTGGCGCCGTTGATGGCAAGTCCACTAACGGCTACCAGCGCTCGGTGCGCGTGAATCTGCCCAAGGCAACTTCCGGGTGGATGCTGCGTGTGCGCCGACTCACGCCGAACGCGAACAGCGGTACCGTGGCCGATACCATGACCGTGGCGGGCTACACCGAGATCATCGACCAGAAGATCCGGTACCCGAATACGGCCTTGCTGTACATCGAGTTCGATGCCCAGCAGTTCCAGAACATCCCGGCGGTGACGGTGAAGTGCAAGGCCAAGCGCTGGCCGGTACCGAGCACTTACGATCCGATCACCCGCACCTACAGCGGTGTTTGGGACGGTACGTTCAAGCTGGCCTGGACCAACAACCCTGCTTTCGTGACCTATGGCCTGTGCGTGGAAGACCGCTTCGGCCTGGGCAAGCGCATCAAGCCGTGGATGGTCGACAAGTGGGAGATGTACCGCATCGCCCAGTACTGCGACCAGCTTGTGCCGGACGGTGTGGGCGGTCAGGAGCCGCGCTTCCTCTGCGACATGAACCTGCAGGGCCGTGCCGAGGCATGGACGCTGCTGCGCGACCTATCGGCGATCTATCGGGGCATGGTGTATTGGGCCCACGGTTCGCTGTTCATGCAGGCGGACATGCCGCGCGCGCAGGACATCGACTACGTCTTCACCAGGTCGAACGTGATCGATGGTGAGTTCGTTTATGGCGGGGCCGAGCGCAGCACGCACTACAGCCGCTCCCTGGTCAGCTACGACAATCCGGCCAACAACTACGACACCGACGTTATTCCGGTGACAGATAACGCACTGCAGCGCCGGTACCGGGACCGCCCAATCGAGCTTTCCGCGATCGGCTGCACCCGGGCATCCGAGGCTCAGCGCCGCGGTAAATGGGCGCTGCTGAGCAATAGCCAGGATCGCACCGTTACGTTCAAGACCGGCATGGAGGGCCGTATCCCGCTGCCTGGGTTCGTCATTCCCGTGGCGGACGAGTTGGTAGCAGGCCGTCCAAACGGCGGTCGCATTTCCTCGGCTGCTGGCCGCGTCGTGACGCTGGACCGTAACACCCCGATCAAGGCCGGCGACCGGCTGATCGTGAATCTGCCCAACGGTACCGCCCAGGCGCGGACCGTGCACTCCGTCGCGGGACGGGCTGTGACCGTCACCACCGAGTACAGCCTGCAACCCGAACCAGAATTGCAGTGGGCGATTGACTACGACGACCTGGCCGTACAGCTGTTCCGGGTGCTCAAGACCACCCGCACCCAGGAGGGCAACTACGAAATCACTGCGCTCGAGTTCAACCCGAGCAAGTTCGCTGCGATCGACACCGGTGCGAAGCTGGATGAGCGTCCGATCAGCGTCATCCCGGTGACCACCGTGGCGCCTCCGGCCAGCGTATCGCTGTCGTCCGGCCACATGATCGACCAGGGCATCGCGGTCAGCACCATGACCATTGCCTGGCCGGCAGTGGCGGGCGCCGTTGCCTACGATGTCGAGTGGCGCAAGGACAATGGCAACTGGGTCCGCTTGCAGCGCACTGGTGCCGCGTCTGTGGACGTGGTCGGCATCTACGCTGGCGCATACCTGGCCCGCGTCCGTTCGGTCAGTGCATTCGATATCACCTCGATCTGGAAAAGCTCGGATCTGACCCAGCTGAACGGCAAGGAAGGGTTGCCGCCGGCCGTTACGTTCCTGACCACCGAGAGCTTGCTGTTCGGTATCGGGATCAAGTGGGGACTGCCTGCCGGCGCCGAAGACACCGAGCGTACCGAACTGTGGTACAGCGAAGGCACCGACCTCGGCGCGGCAACCAAGCTTGCTGACTTGGCCTATCCGCAGAGTGAGCATGTCATGCAGGGCCTGCGCGCGGGCCAGCGCTTCTTCTTCTGGGCACGCCTGGTGGACCGGTCCGGTAATGTTGGGCCGTTCTTCCCGGTGGCGCCGACCGTGGTTACCGGCATCGCCAGTGCCGATGCTGGCCCGATCCTCGAGCAGATCAAGGACCAGATCACCGAGAGCGAGCTGGGCAAGGAGCTCACTGGCCGCATTGATCTGATCGACAAGAACGGACCTGGCTCGGTGAACGAGCGGGTAGGGGCGGCGAAGACCGAGTTGGCCAAGCAGGTCGGCGAGGTGAACAACGCCCTCAACACCGTAAAGGGCAACCTCGAGCAGCAAATCACGGCTGTGAGCGCGGACGTTTCCGCCTCCAAGACCGAGCTGCAGCAGCAGATCGCCAATATCTCGGCCCTGGCCGGCTCCCTGCCGTATCGCAAGGACAAGGCCTACAGCGTCGGCCAAAGCGCCCTGGGCAGTGATGGCAAGCTATACCAGGCCCTGAAAGCGGTACCGTTGAACACGCCACCGCCGAACGCCACCTACTGGACTGATGTTGGCCAGGCGGCGGTGACTGCCAGCGGCATGGCCGCGCGGGTTTCGAAGGTCGAAACCGATGTGTCGACGCTGGACGGCAAGGTGACTGCGCAGGCATCGCAGATCAGTGGGCTGCAATCGAGCCTGACCACCACCAATGGGAACGTCTCGGCTGCCCAGCAGGCTGCTCAGGATGCGGCCACGCTCGCGGGCGGGAAGGGCAAGGTCATTGTTCAATCGGCAGCGCCTGCTGTCGCTGATCGTTTGGCGCAGAACCTGTGGATCGACACCACCGGCAATGCCAACACCCCGAAACGCTGGAGCGGTTCTGCTTGGGTAGCGGTAACGGACAAGGTGGCCACCGATGCAGCAGCAGCTGCCCAGTCGGCGCTCAGCCAGGTAGCGTTGAAGGCCGACGCGAGCGTTGTGAGTAACTTGAGCACCCGTGTCAGCGATGCCGAGGGCAAGCTCACATCGCAAGCCACCCGCATGGACGGCATGCAGACCAGCATCGACGGCAAGGCCAGCTCGCAGGCGCTGCAGCAGGTCACCAGCCGCGTGACGGCGACCGAAGACAAGGACAAGGCCCAAGATCAGCTCATCAGCTCACAAAGCCAGGCGCTTATCTCGCTGACTGACAACGTGAGCAAGAAGGCCGACGCCTCAACGGTCCAGGCCCTGAGCAACGAGGTGAAGACCCAGGGTCAAAGCTTAACGGCGCAGGGGCAGGCGCTTACGAGGATTGATACCAACCTTGGCAGGCTTGGGGCTAGTGGCGTCAACTTGGTGCCGGCTGACTTCTCGGTTTTTACCAAGGATCTGCCTGCAGGTATCTATTCAAACGGCGGGGTCGCTCTCAGTACTGTAACCGACGCATCATGCTTCAAAGGCTACGCACTGAAGGCTGACAACAGCAACGAGAATTCGCATACGTTCGGGCTCGCTACCGCGTTCACGGCCGCTGCGTGCAACATGGGGTTCAAACGCGGCAAGTATTTGGTGTCTTTCAGGGCTCGTGCTCAGACTGCAGACCATGTAGTTGGTTGTTATGCCCGCGTCTTGCTCGCCGACGGTGTCAGTTTCAAGACATCCAGCGCTCCATTATTCACGTTGACCACAGCCTGGGCCCGGTACTCTGCGCTCATCGACCTGACCGCTGCAGATTACGATGGCACGCAGATGCAATTGGCTATCCAAACCAACCGGTCAGGGGTTCCTAACCGTACCACCTACTTCGATCAGTTCATGTTCGAAGCGGTGGTCAATGATCAGGCTGAGCCGTCCATCTTCAATTTGGGAGACAGCTTCGAACAGGCGGCCACAAATGCTGCAGCAACTACCGCATTGTCGGCCAGGGTGGAAAAGACTGAACAAGGGCAGACAAGCACAAGCCAGCAGGTAACTCAGCTGGAGAATACGGTCAGGTCTCTTGATTCGAAGGTTGGAGGCAAAGCTGATGCTGCTGCGCTGCAGGTGCTTGCAAACACTGTGGATCAGCATGGTAAGAGCATCACTGCTAATAGCCAATCGCTGACTAAGGTCAATGCCAGCCTCAGCGGCCTGGGGGCCAGCGGGGTCAACTTGGTTCCAGCCGAGTACTGCGCCTTCACCAAAGACTTGCCAGCGAACATGTACTCAAATGGCGGTGTTGCGATGAGCACCGTACCTGACGCTGCCGCTTTTAAAGGGTATGCGTTGAGGGCGAACAACAGCAATCCTGATTCGCACACCTTTGGATTGAGCACTGGCTTTAATGCTGCCTCATGCAACATGGGCTTCAAGCCTGGAAAGTACCTGGTGTCGTTTTACGCTCGTTCCGAAGTGGCTGGGCACATTGTTGGGATCTACGCGCGCGTGCTCCTTGCCGATGGCTCGTCATTCAAGACCTCGAACGCGCCCACTTTCGCGCTGACCACGGCGTGGGTCAGGTATGTGGGCGTCATTGACCTGACGGACCCGGCCTACACGGGTGCGCAAATGCAGCTCGCGGTCCAGAGCAACCGCTCAGGGGTTGCCAACCGGGTCACCTACTATGATCGCTTCATGCTCGAGGCCGTTGTAAACGACCAGACCGAACCATCCAACTTCAGCATGGGCAATAGCTTTGATCAGGCAGCTGTTCTCGCTGAAGCAACCACAGCGCTCTCGGGGAGAGTTGTAAAGAACGAGGAGGGACTGACCTCAGCTAGCGCGCAGCTTACACAGCTGAAGAACTCTATCGGTGGTAGTGGCGTAAACCTTCTGCCAGCCGAGTATTCGACCTTTCAGAAGACATTGCCAGTGTTGGACGGCAGCAGCTTCGTAGCAAGCGTTGAGAACGATTCGGCTTCATTCAGCGGCGGTACATTGAAGTTCGCGTGGGCAACTGACTCCACCGGACTGTCTGCTTTCCTGTCGCCGAAGTGGAACATCGGCAACATGGGTATGAAGCCCCAGAAATACATCATCTCTTATCGCGCCCGCGCTAGCGCCGATGGGCATGTAGTTGCGTTGTATTTGCGAGGGATCAACCCGGATGGCAGCGTTGTCAACAGCCCGGCGGCAACCCAGCAGCCACTGACCACTTCGTGGAGCCGTTATTCCTACGTGGCAGATCTAACAGGAGGCGGCTTCACAGGCGACAAAATGCTGCTGGTAGTCCAGATGAACCGATCAGGCTTTGCCGGTCGTTCGGTATGGTTCGATCAGATAATGGTTGAGCAGGTGTTGGGCGAAGGTACTGCGCCAAGCACTTTCACCCCTGGTAACACAGCCGATCAATCTAGCGCCTCAGCATCAGCGATTGAGTCGCTAAATTCCGCTGTGAGTCAGCAAGGCAAAGACCTGACATCTGTCACAAGTCGCACAACGCTGCTTGAGGGGTCAGTCAACAGCCCTAGCAGCGGACTGAATACAAAAGCGAGCACCAGCGCGCTGCAAACACTGACAGGTCGGGTATCAGCTGCTGAGGGGGGACTCACCGCAGCTAGCTCTAGCATCACACGGATTGGAAGCCAGATTGACGCTATTGGCGGAGCAGGAAGCAATTTGATCCCTGCCGAGTTCACCACCTTCGGCTCAGCCGCGCCGAGCATCTACAAACTGGCAGCCATGCAGGTGACGACTGAAGCGGACTCAGCGGCCTACTCAGGATATCTGCTGAAAGCGATCGTATCGGGAAGTGCTGCTACCGGTTTCATGTATCTGGCGTCGGCCATCGCAGACTACAACCTGCGACTTAAGCCCGGCGCGACCTACACGTTCTCAGTGTGGGCCAAAGGTAGCGCGGCCCATGTTGTAGGTGTGCGTTTGCGCTTCGTCAACAGCTCAGGTTCAGTGACCGAGGCTGTGGTAGGGACCATTGCCGTTACAACCACGCTGGCGAGGCAAAGCGTGGTGATCACGGCGCCAACCAACTTGGTGTCAACTTGCTGTCTGGTGCTGTTCACCCAGAACACTGCGGCAGTAGGAACTACCTGGTTCGATGGGTTCATGCTAGAGGCCCAGGTTGGAGCATCAGCCGAGCCAAGTGCATTTGTTCCTGGACCATCAAACCGCCAGATCGCTGCCCAGGCCATAGCAGTAGATGCCCTGGACACAAAGGTGACACAGCAGGGAGCAAAGATTGAATCCGAGGCCAAACGCACCGATGGTTTGTATGTCTCTGTCGGAGATGCCAATGCCGCAATTCAGAACGAGGCCTCAACCCGGGCCGGCGCTGATGTGGCCATGGGCAAGCGAGTCGATGGCGTCCAGAGCAGCTTAGGCAGCACCAATGCCGCCGTACAGCAAATCAGCACGGCGCAGGCCAACCTGGATGGGAAGGTCAACGCTACCTGGTCGGTCAAGCTGGGGCTTACCTCGGGAGGAAGCTACTACGCCGCCGGCTTCGGTCTGGGCCTTGAGAACCAAGGCGGGACGTTCCAATCCAGCTTTGTCGTGCTGGCAAACCGGTTCTCGGTGCTCAACCCCGTAGGGGAGGGGCTCGTCAACATCTTCACGGCGGAAAACGGTCAGGTCGTCATGAACGACGCCCTGATTTCAAAGCTCACCGTGCAGCGGGCAATTGTCGGTAGCTCGATCAACTCGTCTGAACTGGCCAACGATGGAACACCGATCATGCGAATGGACTTCGCCTCGGGCACGTTGATCCTGCTCAACAAGGCCGCAACGGCCTACACCGTTTACAACAGGAGGGGTATCGACATGGTCATCAACGGTGTCCGTCGTATCCGCATGGGCGAGTGGGATTGAATCATGCCCAGTGGACTGGAGATATACGGCTCTGACGGTCGACTGCTCGTCAACATGACGATGTCGATCAGTCAGCACCAAGGGGATATTGTCACCAATGCAACGAGCGGGGCGATAACCCTGCCCGGTATTCCAGCGGGTAAGCGGCGGTTCTATATCGTCGTACCGCTGGTTGATACCCAGCAATGGAAGGGCAAGAAACCGGGCGTGACAATCTCGGGCAATACGCTGTCCTGGCAATACCAGCACTCAACTTGGTTTGGCCAGTTCAGCGCCAATTGCAGAATCTACTACGGATATTATTAGGAGGTGAAATGCCTGTCGGATTCCAGGCTTTCAAAGAAGACGGCACGCTCCTTTTTGATATCGACCGGATATCTTATGGCTTGCTGAAAAGTGGATATCTGAACTTGGTAGATAGGTGGGGGCGTTACACTTTGCGGTCTCTCAATCTACCGCCAAATGAAGAAAGTAGTTATTCATACTCGCGGCTGATTGATCCCATATGCGGGATCACTGTCACCGGTGCTGTCTCGCCGATCGTTTTCCTTGTCGGCGATGGCAAACCATGTGGTGAAGCGATCAGCGGTAATACCCGAACGCTGTACTTCAAAGGCTGTGGCCCGAACACTAAAGCCTATATCTTCGACCTGATGCGCGACGTCGGCGAGAGGACTGGCATGGAGTGTTACGACGCTGCTGGCCGTCTCAGTTTTACAACCGGAATGCCGCCGCTAAACATCATTGCGGCTGTAGATCCTCCACCAATCAACGCTCCGGCTTATCCCGGTTCAGACATGCGATTAACTCCCTATTCGGGTGGGAGTAACGAAGCATCAGGTAGAGAATGGGCAAACACTGACTACCCGCAGCCTAAAGGAGCTGTATTTGTACCAGTAGCGTCTGGTGAGCTTGCAGCCTATCTGACGTTCTCTAGGATCTGCATGTTAGGCGAAGGGTACACATTAGGAGAAGGCGCAAGCGTGAGCGCTAATGAAGGTTGTGGCGGTGCCTCTGGTGGCGTCAGATTCTTCTTCAGCCCTGCCGCTGCAACAATCTCTCAACACAGCGGTGCACGAGACGCAACTTGGACCGATATTCCGACTGACCGCCAACCTCAAGCGCTCGTTATTCGAGCGAGCGACTACCCATTTCCATTTAGATAACCAAAGAGGAAACACCCATGCCCTATGTAGCTATCAACCTGGCCAATGACTATGACTCGGCCAACAAAACCCGCTATGCCACTCAGGAAGAAGCCGACGCCCGCGCTCGCGAGATTCTGAACCAGTTCCCGACCGCGCAGGTTTGCGTGGCCCAGGTGATGAAGGATTACAGCGCCAAGGTCTCGATCACTGCGAAGGAGCCTGCAGCAGCGCCCGAACCGGAAGCCCCGGCCGCTTAACTGGCCTCGTTCAAATCCAGCCCGCCAAGCGCGGGCTTTTTTTCGCCTGGAGAAAAACATGGCCAGACTCACCGAATCTCAGGCCGGAGGTGCAAACGTGCTCCGGTTCCTGGACCTGATCGCCTTCTCGGAAGGCACATCTCCCATAAAGGCCAGTGACGACGGCTACAACGTTCTGTACGGCGGCGGCCTGTTCCAAGGCTATGCCGACCACCCTCGGCGCAAGCTGACGTTTCCCATCAACGGCAAGAACGTTACCAGCACGGCTGCCGGGCGGTACCAGTTGCTGGAGCGCTACTGGGACGCCTACAGGGTCAGCCTGCGCCTGTCAGGCGGGTTTACGCCGGAGAATCAAGACCGGGTAGCGCTCCAACAGATCCGCGAGCGCCGTGCACTGGACGACATCAAGGCCGGGCGCATTCAACCAGCGATCGCCAAGTGCTCGAACATTTGGGCCTCGCTGCCAGGAAACAATTATGGGCAGAACCCGCACCGCCTGGACAAGCTGCTAAGCAAGTGGGGTGAGATGGGCGGGTTGCTGGAATGAACGCCGCGCTCGCTGCACTCAACGCAATACCGCTCTGGCTGTTGCTGGCCCTGGCCGCCGCCGGCGTTATCTGGTGGCAGCACGGCCAGATCCAAGACGCCCGCGCCGACGTTGCAGCAATGGCTGAGAAGGCCGGCAATTGCCAAGCGGCCAGAGACAACCTGGTCGCCCTAGCCAATGAGCAGGGTAAGGCACTGGGTGACCTGCAGCTGGCCGCCCAGCAGCGCCAGGCCGCCGCCGAGAAGGCGGTAGCCGAAGCCCGCGCCAGTGCCGAGCCGGACTACCAAGCAGCCAACCGCATCCAGCAGGAGCGCACCGGTGGCGATCAGTGCACGGCTGCCGCCTCGATCATCGACAAGGAGCTCGGCCTATGACCATTGCAAGCCAATCCCTGCAAGGGGTGGTGGTGCTTGCAGGCTTTCTCCTGCTTGCGGGCTGTGCAGGACAGGCAGAGCCGGAGATTAGCACCTTGCGCGTCGAGGTGCCCGTGCAGGTTCCTTGCCGCACGCCTGACGTTCCCGTGCCGCCCTGGGTCGCCGACAGTCTACGCAAGACCGATAGCCTTGAGGTGAAGGTGCGCGCCCTGCTGGCGGAGCGCAGACAGCGCGTCGGCTACGAGAAGGAACTGGCGGCGGCCGCTGGCGCATGCCGATAACGACGGAGCATATTGCTCTCCGACCAGCCCGCAGGGCTGATGCAGAAGCGCGAGCCCTGGTGAGAGCTCAATTAGCATGCGAGTTGTGAGAGCCCCTTATACATAGATTGGTCACGATACAGTGAGAGAGCGCTGCAGGGAGTCTATAAAGTCCTCAAGTACGCCCGGATTCCATCCTCTGCGTACGATCATTTTGCTAGGTAAACCTCAACGAGCGCGTAGAGGTCGTCTAGGGACCAGGGCTTTGCCAAAAAGCTGACATTTGGCGGTAGCGGCAGGCCCAGGGCATTGTGGTACCCGCTCATCACAATTACTTCTATCTCTGGCTGATGCTTACGTGCTGCGCTTGCCAACTCGATCCCGTTGGTTCTGCCTGGCGTTTGAACATCGGTGATCAGCAGTGCCCAGGGCTGACGATACAATTCGAGGAAACCCTCATCGGCCGTGGCGACGCTTGTGATAGCCACAGGGAAATCTTCAAGCATGTTTGCTAGCATTTCTCGAATTGCGGGCTCGTCCTCCACCACCAACACGGCCTGGATTAAGGGGGAATTATTGCTATTCATATGTCGCTCACACTGAGCGCACGCCCAGAAAATCCAAGAAGAAGGCGCAGCCTAGACTGAAGGATACGCGCGGTGAGCTGTCGACCCCCTTATCTTCCGGCAATTCAACTATCGTTCTTAAGCTGCGCTCGGTGGTAGCCGATGCCTGCCAGGGACGCCAAGGGCTGCCTTCCATCGAGCACTGCTGACCAGCGGCTGCGCAACGAAGGCATCGTCCTCGCCGCCGCCGTCAGTTACCCCGGCACGGATACCGCCGCTGTCGCCGAAGCCAGGCAGCCACCCGCGCCGCCATGGCGCACTCCGACCTACTCGCACGGTCTGTCGAAATGAATCGAGCGTTGGCGAAAGCTTATAACCAATCCCGAATAGCAGGCGATCAGTGCCGACGAGAGTATGATGGTCTGACGCAGGCTGATCGCCGTGAAGGGACCCTCAGCGCACGCTAATCCGGGTAGAGCCTGGCGGCGGTTCGTTGAGAAATGCCCAGAACAAACCCAATTCGGACACAGCCGCCACGAAGCCTTTGAAGCCGACCGGCTTCACGACGAACGAATTTGCTCCTAGCTCATAAGCGCGAGTGAGATCGGATCCCATCTTTGAGCTAGTCAGCATTGCTACAGGGATCGTGCGGAGGTGCTCCGTCGATCGTATTGTTTCCAGAACTTCAAGCCCATCCATCTTGGGCAGCTTAAGATCCAGCAACACCACGGCTGGATTCGCCTCGTCCCTATCTGCGAATCTCTCTCGGCGAAGCAGATAATCAAGCGCTTCGACTCCATCTCGGGTTATTACAACCTCATTCGCTAATTGACTGCGCTCCAGAGCGATCATAATGAGTTCAAGTTCGCGCTTATCATCTTCGACGAGCAATATAGGTTTAAGCATAACGGCCTCGGGTATTCATCCGTGCATGCTACCAGTCATCCGTCTTGGAATTGCATATTTATGATGCTCTAGACTCTGATCGAATGTCGGTAAGCCTGGCTGCGGCGCCTGTGCGAAGCCGACTCGCGGCTTGGGCTGCGGGGCTGTTTATAATCCCCTGACCAATTAAGGATATCCCCGATGGACAAGGATGAATTTGCCGCTGTCGTTAAGGCAGGCGAACCACTGATCGAGCAGTCGATGGAAGCTCTCAAGCGGTACTGGGAGGCCAGGGACCATGGCGCCCCGCCCGAGGAGGTAGAGCGCCTGCGACTCCATTCCGAGGCCTTGGCCCAAGCGGTTTCCGACTACCAGCTTCGCACCGTCTCCAAGCTGATGGGTAACAAACTGCCCCCGCTGCACTAGCGCATCCCGCTTGTCGGCAGTTGCCTGCCCCATTGCAGGCCACTACCATACTGTTCATTTATACAGTATGGAGGCCCCGCCAATGAACACCGCCCTTGACTTCGAAATCGACGACATGCCCCAGCTCAGCCTGGACGATCTGATGCAGGTACGTGCGCCCTGGACCTACCTGGTCAAGATCGAGGGCGAGAGCATGCAGGGTATCGGGATGTGCTCCGGCGACCTGCTGGTCGTTGATCGAAGCGTTGAGGCCAAGCACGGCGACATCGTGATCGCGGCGGTGAACGGCGAACCGGTCTGCAAGCGCATGTGCCATGAGCACGGTGTGCTGGTCCTTCGGTCGGAGAACCCAAAGTACCCGTCGCGGTACATCATGGAGGGCGATACGTTCGAGGTGTGGGGTGTTGTCCGGTTCAGCGTCCGGGATCACGACCGGGTAACAGGGTAGGGGTGGGATTCGGCAGAACGCCGGAGGAGGATGGCCACGCTGTCTAATACTGCCGTGAGGCACCGCGCTTTTACTAGGCGAAACCCGCTAAAAATAGGGATAGGGTATTAGACAGCCATGGCTTGGGCGCCGCAGATTGCGCGGCTTTAGGCGTGGATCTTCCGCTACTGCTGCATTACTGGATGCTCAGTAGCAGCCGTAGCTATTGCAGGTCGAGTGATAGGCGTTTCCGCGGGAGTCCACACCACTGTTGATAACGGTGTTGCCTATCCGCTGACTGGTTCCGTTCCAGGAATTCCCATTGGCAGAAGCACCATTATGGAAGGTGGTATTTCCGATGGTGGTGCTGTGCTGGTTCCATGACGAGCCAGTGCCAGCATTGAACCCTTGCACATTGGTGGTGTTGCCGAATCGCTGAACGTTATAACTGTTCCCGCTGTTATCGGTACATGTCTGAAACGAGCCGCTACCGAAGCAGCCTGCGAATGCAGCAGGAGAGAGGGCGATCAATCCGAGTACCGCAGCAAGCCTTTTCATGGTGACAGCTCCAAGTCAGTGATGGCGCGCAAGCATAGTGCTTTCGATATCACGATGCCATGCCCTCAAATGACTAGCGGATGGATGGCAATTGGGCTGAAAATCGATTCCAAAACCGAAACGACGACCTTTGCAGTATGCGGCCTGTAGCCGTGCCGTTTCGTCTTTGTTCTGGAATCGATTTCGCAGCTGACACCTTAAGGATTGGGCGTTTGTAGCACGGTCTTGAAAACCGTTGAGCTAAACCGACGCTTTTGCCCAGGATCTGCTGGACAACTTGAGGTCGGCTTCCCGCGAAAGGCCGCTTTCGACCCATTGCAGCCCGTCGCATTCGCGATGGCTCCCCCCAAGCTGCGAGTTGACGGTAGTAGACTTGAGCTTTTATATTGATCCACTCAGCAAAATATGGTTTCGAGTTATAAGAGGTTTTCCTTTGTCAACCGCGGCCTGCGAATCGCACGCAACCTGGTCATAACGGTGTCACCATAAGGTGTCAGGGTCCAATAGGTCGCGGTGTCTTTCACACTTCTGTTCTTGCTGCTCTGAGTGATAAGGCCGACGGCCCGCAACTGCACCTTGATGGTTTGGTAATCATCAGGAGAGACTTTGAAGCTTATTAGGTTTAAGCTCTCTAGATCTTTATCGTCCTTATATTCTTCAGTCGCGAGTTCCTTGATCATTGAGGTGAGGGCTTGAACCAGCGTTGAGTCCTTGGCCTCATCGATCATGTGTGGCGAAAGAGCGAAGAATATTTCGTCCCATTCGACAGAAAGAGCAGCCTCATACCCAATGCCGTCATGATCCCACTTCGTCGGCGATGCAACAAAGGTGTAAGCGATATCGAACTTGTCTGCGCCCTGTGCTAACTCCGCCGCACCCTCTGGCGGAGTAACTCGTGCGGACTGGATTTCATACTCCAATTCTTCGATTCGCCGGCGCAGAGTAAGCATTTCCTCTAGGGCGCCCTCATTCGGAACTTGATCGCCGCGAACCCAGCCGATTGCCGGGTGACTCTTGATGAGCTTTATAAGACTGCGACTGACCTGGCTGCCCAGGTCTGATGGACTGACCCAGAATCGGCACATTTTCCTCTGCGCCAATTCACGGAAGGCCATTAGCTTTTCTCTGCCAGCTTCCGTCTGCTCGCATTTGTCTGCGACAAGCGAGCCGGGCTCACGATGAACGAAGCCAATTACCGGCTTACCAATTTCCGTTGCATAGCGATATTCCATCTCTGTGTAGCTCAAGCCGTTTGGCCCCACAGAGCCGTATCGTCCTGCCAGTACGACGATGTAGTAATCACAGTCGTCGATGACTTTTTTGATGAGGCTCCACTGGTCCTCGTTGGCCGCTGGAAATAGCTCCATTCCCGAGGGTATGCAATCTAGCTCAAGCAGTGCCTGCATGACTTCTTGCCGTTCTTCTTGCAAGTCGAGAAAGGTCGAGCTTACGAAAACCTGGTACCTCTTATCCACATGCAATCCCTCTCTTCGTGCGACTTTTAGTCTTAACCGTACTACCTAGATGCGTCATGCGAGCTAATCTAGCGCGTGTCTATCACGTCTGTCTCCCCTTAAGCCACGCTACAGGCACCGTTTCGGATTTTCTGCGCGAATATACGGGCTCAAGCCTCCTCACCATTCATGGAAGGGAGAACTAGGTCAGAGTATTGATGCTAATGGGCAGCTGTGGGTCGATAGCAGCCGTTGAATCAGGCGGAGCATGCGCCGGGAACGACCTATGTTATACCGGATCGGCATCATGGTCGGATGAAAGCCATCGGACCAATTCGCGAACCAACTCATGCGTATGGGTGGGGGAGTGAGAGGAGTTTGGCCCAGCAAAATCTACACATCCCCACCTGCTAAACCCCATGGCATAGCGCATGGTGATGTTTGCTGTGGAGATCAAGTGCTTGTCCTGCGGGGGTTCCAGAGGTGTATTTAGGCCCTCTCGTCAGTTCTGGGCCAATTTTGGGCCATTTCGACTCGGGGCGGCAGCTTCTCCAGCTCCCTCCAGTCCAAGGAGGAGCTGATCCATTTCGCGTAGGTAGAGAGCTACATCTCGACGCTGTAGCCGAGCTGGCTCGCGATGAACGCGGGGTTCATCCCAGACATCAGGCACATGGTTGCGTAGGTGTGGCGGGTGTCGTACTGACGGCGTTCACGGATGTTCAGCGCCTTCAGCGCCGATTTGAAGTGGCGGATTGTAACACTTGGCTCGTTGATCCACAGCCCACCTTCGCTAGGTTGGAACACGAAGGGACTGGTTGGTGCTGACCAGCACTTGGGCTTCGTTTCACTTGAAGATCAGGATTCCCTCAGGTTCCAGTACACGGAAACGCTCGGCAAAGCCTTGGGGGATATCCTCCCGCCATTCACTGGTGAGCACTCTGTACATTGCCCGCATCCAGCGAGCCACGTCGGCCCGGGTCAGATGCGGCGGATCGAACACGACCCAGCGCAAAGCGGCGTCCCCAAGGGCAGACTCCGAAAGTCCATCAGCACATCTGGCTCAACCTTCAGTATCCGGCTGTCGCATCGCTGGTGTTCGTCGTCGCGGATGTCGCCGAACAGGGCGCGCTGGTCTTCCTTGTCGAACCACATCATGCGGCGGGCACTGCATGTGTCGAGCACTTCAACCGCTGCGCTCATCGCGGCCCCCTGCAAATCAGGTAGGCCATGTACATCAGGGCTAGGGTCATAGAAGGTGTCCTCCGGCATACCGCAGGGCGTCACGATCTTGTCGAAGCTAATCGCGCGCTTTGATCAGGCCTTGATTGCGGTTGAAATGTTGCGGTGCTCCAACTCGAGGGTAATGGCAACGCATATAATGCGTCAGGATCACCTCGCCCGGCTTCTGGCCGAGCCAAACCCGCCTGGAACGGCATCACGCCGGCCGGGCTATGACTCAGGGAAATGAGACCAATGAAGACCGTTACCAAGGCCGGTATCGCTGGCGCGGTGCTGGCAGTAGTAGGCGCAGCCCACGCCGAGCTGCACGGGGAAGAAGCAGAGATTGCAGCACGGGATGCAGCGGTGCGTCAGTACGCGGCGAAGCTTGAGGCCGATTGGCAGCAGTGCTTGAGAAAGCCGGAGACCAAAACCACCCATGATTCAGCTCATTGCGCATATGAAATGCGGGAGGCGGCCAAGGACGCGGTGGAAGAGAAGTACCAGAAGGCCCTGGCCACCGCAAAGGGGTATGTCGATGAAGGCTCGCTCCCGAAAAATGTACCGGCCATGATGCCCCAGGCGCAGGCAGCGTGGGAGAAGTTCGTAGAGGCAGATTGCGACGTGGTAGGTGCTCTCGTCACTGGGACCGCGAGTTCTACCTATCAGATAGTGTGCGAGTACAAGCACCAGATACAACGTCTCCACGACTTGGACGAATGGTGATTTTGATGGTGTTTGATAGGCGCAGGTCGTCGTAGTCGGGGCAGTCGCTCGATTTCGAAGCTTCGATGATTTCTCCCAAAGATCTCATGGCTTGACTCCAGCGGCCAGGGCCTCAGCCTCCAGTGGGGTGTACGCCACGCCATCCAACGCGCTGCCTCGTGGTATTTGGCGGGGTTCTGCCACTGGCCCACGTCCTTGACGATCTGCCTCAGCAGCCAGCCTTCTGCTTCGATCCGGTCGGTCATGTCTAGCCCCAGTAGCCAAGGCCTTCGTCAATAGCATCATGCGGATGCCAGGCGCCGAACGTCTTATGCAGAGAGTCGGCCATCTTCCAACTAGCCCACCCTATGACAGCCTTCAAGAAATCTCGAATTTTCCTCACAACTCATACCTCTCATCAATCCAGCGCCCAGGCGCCAGAGCAGGTGGAGGTTCGGGTTGGGTTTCGTGCTGGGAGAGCTGGCGCTGATTGCTGGCCTGCGGCTGGCTGTCGGAAATGCAGCTGATGCCGCCGTAGAATACGTAGCAGGTAACGCCGCGCTCCTCGTCGTGCACACAATTGCCGCCCCTGTCGATGTTCCCGAATGCCTCGACATGAAAGGTTTGCCCGGCGCTTGCGCCTGTGGCCAACAGCAGGAGGCAGGAGGCGAGGCGGGTCATTCGCTCACTTCATCAACGGGCACCACCGTGCCGCCGTTTGTGCGCTGGGCCTACGGATTTCTTGGCCGCCATATCTCGGCACTGATGCGTAAATACACCATTAAAAATGCGTCAGGCATATATACTAGCCGGACAAGTAATTAAGATAATTCAAATTTCAAGAGAGATAGCCACGTGCGCAAAACATACCTAAGCCTGATCGTAGGCGTTGCTGCCACACTTCTGATTCACGGCGCCCTAAAGAGGAAAGAGGAAAATTACGGGGGATCTTGCGATTCAATTGATGATGGAAGGTACGTGCCTGAGGTAACTGGCAAGGCAGCGGCATCATTGTTTGAGGTTAGGCGACGCCTATACGCAGCTGCAATCGCGGTGTTTATTTCATTCGCTTGGAGTATCGCGTGGTGGTTTGAGGGAGACGCTGCGCAATTTTCACGGTCGGGATCTGTTGTAACTGTATTTGCCCTTCTTGGCGAATCGCTTTTGGGCGAGGGTGTGAGCAGACTCAACAGGCAGATGCGAAGATCGCATGGCAGTTACTACACATTGTGGCGCGCTGTTTGCGCCATCGCGGCAGTCTTGGGAACGCTGGTCTGGGGTTACGGTGATCTGTTACATGCCAACCTGATGCCGGAGCCTGTGCCTCAGCCTCAAATTTGCATGCAAACCAATTGAAGCAGAGGCTTCTCTAAGCTGGCTGTTCGCTGGGCACGAGGGGGAACCGAGCCGCTAGTATTGTTTCATGTGGGGCGGGTCAGGCTTTATCGACATAGCGCAGCAGTGAATAGGGAGAAAGGGGTTATAGCGGAGCGTAGTACATTTGTACTCCTATTAGACTTTCAGCGTATTACCTGCCTTCGCCAGCTCGGCTGTTACACGCTGACGCCAATCCGCGCCGTGCCTAAAGGAGTGCCCGAGAGGCCAGTGAATCACGACGGCCCGCTTGACTTCGGCATTGGGTGCGATCGTGAGCCCCATGATACGTTGAGCCTTGGCGATGTGGTGGCAAGTAAGGTTCGGGCGTCCGAGGATTTCGCGAAGGTCGCTGCTGAGCGCTGGAATGATTGTGGTGTTCCAGTCAGCTAGCTTGGTGTGCAGTTCCAAATTCTCGGCCCGAATACATCTATCCTGGATGTCAGCGTCATCGTGGATCGTCAATGCCAGCTGCAGCTCTGCGATTTCCAGCAGCTGATTGATGTCGGCGCTATCGACATAGGTCCAGCCCAACAATCGGCAGCCCAGCCTGCTCAAGGTTACCTATACCTAAAGGTGAGGTGTTTCCTAGCATGACTAGATCACAAAGTGTTGCGTACTTGGCTGAGCTGAAAAGACCACCGTTGCAGTCGATGATCTTTAGTGATGGTGAGGTCTATCGGTGATCTGCCTGGAAAAATGATACTGATAGTTTCCCCAGTTGCGTTTATACTTACGGTGTTACAATTAGGTCAGATATCTTGGGTCGAATTTGGTCGAAGACTTCGATCGGTGAAGCACTTTTGAGTACGCAGAAGCTTACGTAAAAGGAATGTGCCTGCAGCGAAGTAAAGAGGATATGGAGGCTAGTTATAATTAAACCCACATGGAGGCGTTTTCACCTCCTTCAAAGAATTCGGTTGGACATGAAAGCGTTCATGTTTTGAGTACGGCAGGTGGTGGCTACTGGCTCAGCGCCATGCTTTGCGGCGATTGGCGATTTTTGATGTAATGCCCGACCATCTCACAGGAAGGAACCTTATGAAGCACACCATGATTGGCGCAATTCTCGTCGCCGTTACTGCGCTGTTGCTGAGCGGCTGCTTTGGCTCAACAGAAGAGCAAAAAGCAAAGGCGCAGCAGGAATCCAGCGACAGGCTATGGGACATCCCACCTCCGAAGTCACCAGATAAGGGTTTCAAGCCCTGATGGGGAATTTCTAATGCCGCCTATCTCTAGGCGGCGTTTTTCGTTTGGGTGCTGGCGGGCAGCGCCGCAGGGTTAGGCGGCAGCGCGAACTACGAAGCTCAGGATGGCAGTGGCGTCGTCGTTGAAACACTCGGCCAGGTTTTGATACGTCCGATACTTCGAGTTTTTCCAGCTTGCTCCAGTCGGAGCTTGGGTTGAGCCAACGGCATAGGTCGATATCAGCATGTAAACGCTGTGACCCAGCTGTTGGGCTATGAATGCGGGACTTAGAACAGAGGCAGTCGGCGTATGGCCTGGCGAACTGGATAGCACGCAAAGCCTGATCGTTCAGCAGCACACAAGTCCCTTTCTGTCTTCGTTCCTTCCTCTATCTTGCTTAGGGCGACTCTCCTTATGACTTGCTGCATCCTCTTCTGCAGATTGATCACATCCCATCGGCTGGCATGACGTCTATCGGTACATTAGCTACGTCTTTAATCTTACTGCGCTGCGAGAGGGCGAGAGTCGCAAAGAATGCGCCATCTGACTGAAGTGCAGCGCACACGCCGACCTCGTGGGAAGTCATTGCGTGTTGCTCGCTCCAGTTGATCCTCCTTGAGCATCCAAGCCCAACTCCATGGGCTTTCCGGCAACGGACCGGGGCGGGTCGTTGGGAGACAACGCTACGACGGCATGAGGCCGTACGGTTACGGGTGATGCGTCCAGGGGGATAGGTGGTCATCCTTGGAAGTCTGTGCAGGATTGCCTTAGAGTTTGCGCTTTACTCAAGCCTTCAAAGGAATGACTCCATGGTCACCTGCCATGTTCGTTATGTGATTGATCCCTACCAGCTTCCCGCTTTTGAGGCGTATTCCCGTCACTGGATCGCTCTGGTCGAGCGCATGGGAGGCCAGCACCATGGCTATTTCCTGCCTTCTGAGGGGGCGAGCAATGTCGCCTATTGCCTGTTCAGCTTCGAGAGCCTTGCTGCCTATGAGCAGTATCGACAGCAGGCGGCAGGCGATTCGGCATGTATGGAATTGGTCAAGGAGGCCAGCGACAGGAAATTCATTCTGAGTTACGAGCGAAGCTTCTTGCGCCCAGTGTTCAAGTAGTAAGCAGATTTCCTTGTATCAGCCCAGCTCTGTTCTGGGCTTTTCGCATCTGGGCAGGGCCACGCCGCCTTGTGGTGGATTCCCGGCATCATCAAGGAGGGATCAAATTCGAATCTTGATCGGGGCAATGGGTTTGGCTTTGCTAGCGGGATGCATGGCTCCAACCATGAATGAAGCTCGTCAGGCTGGTCCCTATAAAGTTCTGAGATCGACCAAAACTGACGCCGCGCTGGCGAAGTGTGTCCAATACGAATGGCAAAATCAGCCGATTTTTGGTGGAACACCTGGCGCCACTCTTCAAGCAGGCCGCGATGTCGGCTATACCGTCTTCACGCAAGTATCAGAGTATTTCGTAGACATCCAGCCAGCACCGAGTGGGTCTGAAGCAAAGTACTACGTGGTGCTGGGGAACTGGATCGCAAAAAAGCGCCTGTCAGCATTGCAAGGCTGTCTGTAGCGGTTCCGTCGAGCGCGCAGATGCCGGGCTGATACGGTCTCGACTTTCAGGAGATAGAAAATATGCGAAACATCATAGTCGGGTCGGGCTTGGCATTGCTGGCGGGGTGTGCGAGCGTTGGCGACACCCGAAGCAATCCGCCACTGCTGGACTTGAAGTCGTCAAGGCCACCCCAGCAGGTTGCCGAGTGCATCCGAGATGCCTGGCAGAACACCACGGTGCTGGGGGTAAGTGTCGGCGGTATCTTGCAGACATCTGGCGACCGCTACGCTGTCTTGGCGCCTGACGCGCAGACGCCTATCCATTTGGTCGATGTGGCATCAGCACCAAGTGGTTCGACTGTCCGTTATCACTTCTATCGCACCTGGCAGTCACCGCTGGAGCGCGTGACAGATGCGGTCAGGTCATGCGCCGGTTGACCTATCCGGGGTGGATAGCTTTTCAATGGTCGCTGACTGCTACCGAGCGCGTGGTGGCCACGCTCAAGGCCACGGTGCCCGCCACTGAGGAGTACAGCATCAATGAATGCTGTGGCGTGCTGCATTCCCTAACCTAAGAACACATAATGCAGCACAGAGGACGCACGACAGGGTGCGGCTCAAGGCACGAAAGGACGGCCAATGACCGAGAAGGAGGAGCTGGAGCTTGAGAAGCTCCAAGCTGAAATTCACAAGCTCACCGCCGAGGCGCGAAAATTGATCGCCGAGGCCAACAAAATGAAGCGCGAGACGCTGTTTTACCCCTTTGTCGCGGTGGGAGGGCTAGTCACCGTCATCGTTACCGCTGCGGCCTTCATTCAAAAGCTCTAGCCTGCCGTCCTGAGAAACAGGCTTGCGCCGAGTGGTCTTGAGCTTTACGCCAATTCGGCCGACACTATCGCCATAGGGTCTAGCAACAGGCGTGACCTGGCATCACAAGCGAGGGCGACCATGAGCCATGATCAAGTTATCAAGCAGATGAAAGAGAACCTGGCACAGCTGGGCAGTGAGGTCCGCGAGGGCACGCAGCACCAAGCGCGCAGCATCTTTCTGTCGGCTGCTGCGGGCGCAGTCTTCGCTTTGGCGACGAGCTGGGTAGCGTTCAAGCTCTTTTCCTGATCGGTCGGGGCCGTTACCGGCAAGCCCCAACCCCATAGCCTGCTTGGTTTTCTCGAGAGCACCCAGGCCTGTCTGGATCGCGCTTCATTCTGCTCCTGTAAACCCTGCTAGAGTCGCTCCGATATCTCTATCAAGTTGAGATCCGGGTCGCGCACATAAACGGATCGGATAGGTCCCGTGGCGCCGGTGCGTTGAACGGGGCCCTCGATAATTGGCCACTGCTGTGCTTCTAGATGGGCCACGACTTTCTCAAGGCTGATCGAGGCGATGAAGCAGAGGTCCAACGCGCCTGAGACTGGCAAGTGAGCCTTGGGTTCGAATTCGTGGCCACGCACGTGTACGTTGATCTTTTGCTCACCGAAGCGCAAAGCCAAGCGCCCGGCACCGAAAATTTCCAGGTTCATACGCATGACGCGGGTATAGAAATCCTTGCATGCCTCGACATCGATGGTTGTCAAAACGAGGTGATCCAGATGGTTGATCATTTCACTGCCTCCCTGGGTGAGCAGTTGGTTTTCGATGAAGGTTTCGTAATGGTCAATGAGCGGACCAGTAGCACCCCACGGCTGCAGTGCTAGCCGGGCAAGCTCAGGTGCAGCAAGGGGAACGGGCGGCCCTCACCATCGAGAGGGGAGCGGCCTGTTTGGATAAAACCATAATGCAGATAGAACCCGACCGCTTTCGGATTCTGCTCATTCACATCAACGCTAATTTGGCCGCGTGAACGCCGGGCGTGATCCAGTAGCGCGCGGCCGATGCCTTCACCTCGCCGATTGGGTTCGATAAACAGCATTTCTACGTGGCTTACGTTAAGCCCGATGAACCCAAGCGGGCCGTTTACGGCATCCTCTGCCATCCATAATTCGACAGCCGGCAGGTAGCTATCGCGCAGTTGAGCAAACAACGCCTCGATATCGGCTTCCTGTAGGAAATGGTGAGTGGCACGAACGGCGCGCAGCCAAAGGTCGAGCAACTGCGGATGGTCGGTATTAGTAGCCTGGCGAATGATCATGGCATCATCCTTAACGGGTGATAGCGGAAAAAGAGGGGTGGCAGGGAAGATAGTGAGTCTAAGCGTGGCACATCGGTAGGGTGGCCGAACGAGCAGCGCCTGGAGCGTGGTTTTGACGAGGCCAATTGTAACGTATGGCTCATCCACTGTATTTGACCTGACGTGACCTGATGAAAAATTATCGATATCTGCTCATGGCCACTGTCGTGCTTTCGAGCTGCACTGCGCAACCTGTACGGCCGGTTATGGGTGAGGCTCAGTACAAGGGTTTTGCGCTGTCATCCATTACAGGTGAGCAGTGCGCGCTCACTGGGATGCTGGATGTCGACCTGGCCGCCGCCAATAGTGTGATGCTCGAGGCGCGAGCTGCGGCGTTCGAGTATGACCCAGCAAGGATGGAAATTGAGCGTCGGCAAGCCGCTATCGACCTGCAGCGTGGGCATGGCGTGACTGAGCCTGTCTGTCATGCGCTTGCTTATGAGGTATTGAGAGCGCTGGCGGTGCGCAGGATCGAAGATCAGTCAGCGCTGCAGCACAAGCGCATGACCTTGCAGGCAATGAAGCAGGCGCGCGGTGTTCTTCCCTGACCTACTGATAACCGGGACATAGTAGCTGATGGCCGCAATTTTCCGGCACACGTCAATTCATGCGGATACAAGGCGCGATGAATCAGAACGACGACAGCGACTGCGATCGTTAGAGTGCAGCACAGGTGGTGATAAACGTGCAGGCCATGCTTAGGCGGTTTCAGAGATGGTTTACACCAGCGCGCAAACGATGGGCGGGGGGGGCATTGATCGTTATCGCGTTGGTGGGTATGGCGATGAATCCCGCGAGCAGGTGGCCTTGGGTGTTGGCGACAGGCGTGATATGGCTGCTCGCGGCCTGGTTACCCAGAAGATGACAGATCGTTAGTCGCAACTGCTGGTGCTCGATCCGCTGTCGCTAGCGTGGCTGTCCCCGATAGGGCGCTATTGCTGGCGTGATGGCAGTCGTAGTGTAACCGTCCGGCAACCACATCTTCCCCGCACGACTGCTGAAGGCCATGGAGCCCCCTAAGTTTGAGTGGACACCATTTCTGGTCCATCAAGCGGATTTCCTATGCAGCCTCGTTTTCTGGGCTCGTGGAATGGCTAGTTGGTCTGCGATGACTTTGCAGGTTACAACGCCAGCTTCGTACAGGGCTTGTTCGACATTGGCTGTATGGCCCATGCCCGTCGCAAATTCTTTGACCTGTTCGCTTCGAATGTGCCCATCCATAACAATCAGGGGGGAAATGAGATTCGCCCATGGGCCCTCGGTCGTTCGAACTGGCTCCTTGCCAGGTCGTTACGCAGCGGTAAACGGGCAGCGGCGATCATGAGCCTGATCCAGTCAGCACGGTTGAATGGACATGATCCATACGCCTACCTGAAAGACGTCCCTAGTCGTCTGCCAACCCAAAGGGTAAGCGAGTTTCCTGATCTGCTTGCGCATACGTGGGCGCCTGAAGCGAGATGAGCCGCTTCCAATTGCGGCTACATATCTGTAAATTCGCATATGCGTAGAATCGAATATAAAGGTTGGTCATGCTCATTCAGCCGCCTATTTTCTTTAAATGCCTTGGTGACGAAACCCGCGCCCGGATCATGCTCATGCTCGCAGCTGAGGGTGAGCTGTGCGTCTGTGAACTGATTTGGGCACTCGACGACAGCCAGCCGAAGATCTCACGCCACCTGGCTCAGCTTCGTACCTGCGGGCTGCTGGAGGATCGTCGGCAGGGCCAATGGGTTTACTACCGTCTTCATCCGGAACTGCCCCTATGGGCACTGGATGTACTTCAGGCGACGCTCGAGGCTAACCGCACTTGGCTCGGTGATGACCAAGGTCGCCTTGCTTCCATGGAAGGTCGCCCGGTACGCCAGGTTTCCTGTTGCTAAGTGTTATTGGAGACCCGAGATGTTGTTGGCAGTGTCTATTTTTCTGGTAACGCTGGTACTGGTGATCTGGCAACCCCGAGGGCTTGGCGTGGGTTGGAGTGCGTCTGCCGGAGCGGTGGTCGCGTTGCTAACTGGCGTTGTTGCGCTCAGTGATATCCCGGTGGTCTGGCACATTGTGTGGAACGCAACGGCGACGTTCATTGCGGTGATCATCATCAGCCTCCTGCTGGATGAGGCAGGCTTTTTCGAGTGGGTAGCGCTTCATGTGGCTCGTTGGGGGAGAGGCAGCGGGGCACGCCTGTTTGCACTACTGGTACTCTTGGGTGCAGCTGTCTCGGCCCTGTTTGCTAATGATGGCGCAGCATTGATTCTGACCCCCATTGTCATCGCAATGCTTACGGCGCTGCGCTTTAGCCCGGCAGCAACCTTGGCTTTCGTGATGGCTGCCGGCTTCATTGCCGACACTGCCAGCTTGCCGCTGGTTGTCTCGAACCTTGTGAACATCGTCTCTGCCGATTTTTTCGACATCGGATTTGGTCAGTACGCCTCGATTATGTGGCCGGTGAATCTGGCCAGTGTCGGGGCGACGCTAGGCATGCTTTGGTTGTTTTATCGAAAAGAGGTACCGCTGGCGTACTCACCCGAAGAACTACCGCGACCAGAAGAGGCCATCAAGGATCGCCATACGTTCATTGCTGGCTGGTGGGTGTTGCTGCATCTGCTAGTCGGTTTGTTCGCCCTTGAGCCCCTAGGCATACCGATCAGTGCTGTCGCCGCTGTATGCGCACTGGTGTTGCTGATAATTGCCGCGAAAGGGCATGTGATCTCGACCCGCAAAGTCATGCTCAACGCACCCTGGCAGGTCGTATTGTTTTCACTTGGCATGTATCTGGTGATCTACGGCCTGAAGAATGCAGGGCTGACAGAAGGACTCGGCTCATTGTTCGGCACCTTCGCCGATCATGGTCTGTGGGTTGCGACACTCGGCACCGGTTTCACGGCTGCGCTGCTGTCATCTGTCATGAACAACATGCCCAGCGTGCTGATTGGTGCCTTGTCGATTCAGGACAGTGGCGCGACGGGGCTCGCCCACGAAGCCATGGTGTACGCCAACATCATCGGCTGCGACCTTGGCCCCAAGATAACCCCCATCGGTAGTCTGGCGACGCTGCTGTGGCTGCATGTCCTGGCTCAGAAAAACATCCGCATCACTTGGGGTTACTACTTCAAGGTTGGCTGCGTAATCACTTTCCCCATTCTGCTGCTGACACTGGCAGCGCTTGCCGTGCGCTTGAGCATCAGCAGGTAGGAGTAACTTATGAAGATGCTGTTCATGTGTACGGCCAATAGCTGTCGCAGCGTCCTGTCCGAAGGACTGTTCAACCATGTTGCGCCGGACGGCTTCACGGCCATCAGTTCGGGCAGCCTCCCCAGCGGCAAACTAAATCCCCGTGCGGTGAGCACGCTGCAAGGACTGGGTGTCGACACGTCCGCCCTTTATAGCAAGGGATCAGAAGCGTTCGCGGACTCGCCACCCGATATCGTGATCACTGTGTGCGACAAGGCAAGTAGCGAAGCCTGTCCGGTGTATTTTGGCCCGGCCATCAAGAGCCACTGGGGGCTGCCTGACCCATCGGAAGTGGATGGCAGCGACGAGGCTATTCAGGTCGCATTCGACGCAACGGTTGAACACATCAAAAGGCGGTTCGCAGCGTTATTCGCGTTGGATCTGAAGACACTTCAAGGCGACGACCTGAAGCAGGCTTTGGATCGGATTGGAGCATTGTGATGAACGAGTTCGATATCGACTCTGCCGAGGCCTTTCCTGCCCTCGATCTGTTGCTGATGGATCTGCCCACTGCCGATAAGCTTAACCTGGCTGATGCGTCGAACGTCAAACCACGCATCCTTCTGCTCTATGGATCGACCAGAGAGCGTTCGTTCAGTCGTCTCTTGACGCAAGAGGCCGCTAGACTGCTCCAGTACATGGGCGCCGAGACGGTGATTTTCGATCCGTCAGGTTTGCCCTTGCCGGATGACGCGCCAGTCGAACACCCGAAGGTACAAGAGCTGCGTAATCTGGTGCTGTGGTCAGACGGACAGGTATGGTGTTCCCCCGAGCGTCATGGCGCTATGTCCGGGGTATTCAAAGCGCAGATCGATTGGATTCCTTTGACCCTGGGTGCCGTGCGGCCAACCCAAGGCAAAACACTCGCGGTGATGCAGGTGTGCGGCGGGTCTCAGTCATTCAACGCTGTGAACCAGATGCGTGTGTTAGGTCGATGGATGCGCATGCTGACCATCCCGAATCAGTCGTCCGTGCCGAAGGCGTATCTGGAGTTCGACGATGCTGGCCGAATGAAACCTTCGCCGTACTATGACCGCGTGGTCGATGTGATGGAGGAACTGGTGAAGTTCACGCTGCTGGTTCGTGGCCGTGAGGGCTATTTGGTAGATCGATATTCGGAGCGAAAAGAAAGCGCTGAAGCTCTATCGGCCAGGATAAATCAACGCTCCATCTAGGAATCGCTTGGATGGGATGTCAGCCATTACGCAACTTCAATTGCAACGTGTAATGGCTGGTGCGCTTACGTCGTAGCTTCGTATCGAGCAGGTTGTGGTCAGGCGCGTGGTCTCGTCGTTGTCCATGAAGGGCACGGAGGAGGGAGGGCTGATCTGGCTGGAGTCGGTTGAACGGTTGAGTTCAGCGTGCCCTGGCTTATCTGTGCGCTTGAACAAGCGGGCCAAGAAAGCAGGCATGACTAGTCCTTTCTTAAAAGCCTGTTGAGCAGCCCCTCTTGGTGCACATTGTCGTAGCACCCAGGTTGATTAGGTGGCGTGGCGTCACAGGGGATATTTCGTTGATCCCAGCGACTTCCATAGGGGCTGTTGAAATAATGATTGCACCCCGTAAGCAGGGTCACCACCAGCCCGATCAGTAGACCTTTATTCATTGCACATTCAGCCCTCAAATGTCTCACGTAGTACGGTACTGGCAACTGGCAGGGCAGATTAAAGTCGAATCGGATAGGTCCGTTGACTCAGCGGTAAGTTTCGCCCCTTTACGCAGCCAGCGCGCGTCATCTCCCATCGTTCAACGTTCATCATGCCGCTGATAAACACGCTTTCTACAAGAAGCCGATCAAGCGCATGCTCTCGAATTCTGACACCTAGTGAGATGCCTGATCGGCCACCGCCAAAGCATATTAGCCATTGACCCGCACAGCCAGCAAAGCCCGTTCCTTGCTCAACGGCTTGAGCAGGCCTGGCTGCTCTCCGATTTTCATGAACAGATAGTAGTCTCCGCGCTCGCCAAGGAGAATGCGATAGACCTGGGCAGTTCTGTCGGTGCTGGGCGAAGTCAATTTGTCCACGAGCAGTGTGTAAGTGGTGACACCCAAGGTGCTCAAGGCCTGTGCAAGTTCGGTATCGATTTTCGCTCGCCATTTCTGCATGACGTGCCGGTGCGCCATGACCGTCAGGGCGATCGCCAACAGTGGCAACACCGCAGCTGCGAAGAAGGTCAGTAACGAATTCATGATTGATGCTCGCGGTAGATGTGCAGTGCGTCCAGGCATCGCTAATGGCGCCCTATCGCGACAGCCCAGCATTATGGCACCGACGTTCCCGCTCGTCTGATCGATGAGGTTCGATGCCATATTTCGCTAGTAGCCCAAGCGGCAGGCGGCTAATGTCCCTCTTAGCGGCCATTAGACTAAAGTATTAGGAGGCGCGATGCGGATACGCGGCAGTGTGTTCTGGTCCTGGGCTGACCCTACGTTGCACCATCGCGCGCACGAAGAGACATTAAGCGACAAGACGTCGATTAATGTACAGGTTCGTCTGTCCCGAAAAGGCCTCGTTCAGCTGTTCATAGGTGTCTATGCCCCTGGCGGCGTGCCTGTCTATGAGGAGGCGTTCGACGACCGCCCAAAGGAGTCCATGTCCCGGGCATTGGCCTGGGGCGTCATGAGGGCCCGCGAAGTGGCTTCTTTCAATTCCCAGAGCATCCCCAAGAGCGGTCATGGAACATGATGGCTGCCGATACATCTGAACTGCTGAGCGCAACAAATGCCCAACGTTTCACACGTTGAGGAGTTTGAACATGACTGAACAGCAACCTGAACCCAAAAAAGATCAGGTACCGGCTCACGCCACCGAGGAGGAAAAAGCGCGACTCAAGGACAAGAACAAGGATGGCATTCCGCCTGGAGTCGCCTGACAGTCTTTACCGGGCATGAACTTCTGAATGCCACCGCTTATCTGATTCAGGCGCCGGGTCATTCGGCTCAGGACAGTCGTTTCTCAAGCGGAAAGTTGCGTATGTTTTCAGAGGACTTCTACGGTATCTACCTTGTTGTGGAGGCGGTGGTGGCTTTCGTCGTGCTGGCGATCGCTGCTCATTGGAGTCAGGGTACTTGAGGGTGCGAGACGGCACGGGTCAATCCTGTGCCGTCTGCAGCTGCATCTCTGGGGATTTATTTCAGCCAACTACCCGCTCAACCCCTGATCATCTCCAGCCGTTCGCGGCCTGCTTCGGTAATCGCGCTCTCGCCCTCGTCACTGATGCGGTACCGTCCCGATGGCAGCTTGTGAATCGAGAACCGCACCAGCCCGCTGCGGGCAAGCGCTTGTCCGGCTTCATAACTCATTGCATTTTCCAGATCGTAAACCTTGATCTCACCAATCTTGAAACGTGAAAACGCAATGAGTGCTGAATCGATGACGTCTTGGCTGACGGAATGAACGTGTTCCATTTGACTTCCCAGTTCGTGAGTGGCCCGGTCCATGGACATAAGCAACGGACCTTGGCAGTTCGTCGAAAGGCGAACGCTACTACGCTTGGTACGAGACGTGTACTGGGTTTGCATCCACGCTGGATGCAAACCCAGCGACATGACCGCGGCACTGGGAGTGCCCGATGCTTTTCCCCACGACAGCTAACTGAATACTGAAGTAGCAGCCAAGCGCGTAGAGGCGTCATGAGCACTTTGCTTTTGACGCACTCAACCGCAATACTTCGCGTATTCAATCGGAGGAAAGTGCGTGGAAACAAGAAGTGCTGTAGCTGAAATGTTCATTGGCATCCCAACACATTTCTGGGTATTGCCCGTGGCAGGCCTGATCGCGTATTACGGCGTCAAATGGTCAGCCAGGCCTACACCACGCGCGCACTGGATCAAAGGGGCAGCCTACTTGCTGCTGATCGCCCTGGCCTTGATCCCGAACGCACTTTACGCGCTCATGCCGCCTGCCCCCGGTCCTGAGCAGCTCATCGACAACCACCCTGTGCCCAACTATGCCGGCCGCTTCTACCTGGACCTGTTCTACGTATTCGGCGGCTGGGCGCTGAGCAAGGTGGTCAAGCTCAGGTTTCATTGAGACGATCTTCGGGGGATGGGATTGTACTCAATGCGTCACTTGTTACGCACGGCAGGGCTAAGTGAGCGTTGCATCTTGGTTGCCACCTCCCGTAGGGCTTCGGTTACCTGTGCAAGGGCTTCAATGTGTGCGTTCACGTCGATCTGATCCGGATGAGCACCCCGCGCCTGCATGAAGCGCGCATGGCCGTTCATGGCTTTGCCAAGTTCTTCTAGATGATCTGCGGTTTTGACCAAGTCCGATTTGATGCAGTCAAGTGATTCCATGAACATGTTGACTCGATGGGCGATGCGTTCAACGTTAGCATGTTTGTCAGCCGCTGCGCTTGGCCCGGCTTCCAGCAACGGAAGGGAACGCCTGTGCCCACGCTCTTTCTGCACCTGCCTACGACCCCAATCAGGAGGGTGCTTGATCTTCGGATTGCACCATTAGAACCGATCCCTGAGCGTCAGTACCCAGCAAGGCCGGGCCACTATCAACACGCGTTTCGGCAAGCGCTGTATCAGGGGAGCGAAAGATCTGCTGACGCTGCTCGGGGCTCACGAGGGTTATCAGCTTACCGTTCTGGTAAAACAACCGCGTTTGTTTAGACGACTCGTTCATGGGCTCGGCATCCTTGGCTGAAGGGTTCGCGTGCCGGGATTGGCCTGATGACATTGCCACCCTATACCTGCCCTTGCTACTGGCAGAACTGTCAGGCGACAACCTGCACAGCGCCGCCTACTCTATCAAGCGTTCCGGGTTGAAGAAAAAAGAGGCGATCAGAACTGCGGCGATAACACCACTGGCGTCAGCCAGGAACAACGACAATGAGTGACTGTTGCCTGCTGTTGCGCCCAGGCCTGTAGCAAAATTCACCCCATGCGGGAATGCAGCGACCATCAGCAGCACGCTGGCCAGCAGGCAAGCGAGCAGCTTCATGTACAACCTGCCGAACGCCAGCCCGTAGGTCCAGAACACCAGGATGCACACCACGGCCAGACCGGTCGATGTTGCAAATTGTGCAAGCACTTCTAGCCACCACACCATGTAGGACTCCAGCGAATCGCCTAATTAAATCAGTCAAGCAGTGCCCACATTTGTGTGGCTGTGCATGATTGCTCATCAGAAACAAGACAGGCTGCATTCGTTCCGCACGCCGGTAAAAAAGGGCAACCGTGATGTTTCCGGAATTCGACGATGGTCCATTCCTCCTTGGCCCTTTCACTTGCTAAAATGCCCGCGACTGATCGAGGCCAAAGAAATGCCTAACTTCCTGTATGTCGTGGCGGCGCTGTGTGTAGCACTCGTGGGCTGCGCTTCACCCGGCAAGCCCACTGCAAGCAAGCTCACATCCAAAACGCCCCAGCAATATGCCGCCTGCGTTATGCCGCAATGGCAGGCCTTGGCACCCAATTCAACGCAGAAATCCATCCCCCATGGCGTACGCATGACGGCGCCTAGTGCGGTGACGACCGATGATGTGCTGGAGGTGATCGAGTCGGGGGAGGGTAGCCGCGCGACATTCTATAAAGGCAGCTTTCTGTCGGGCGACAAGCTAAGGGTGGCGGCACGCGAATGCCTTGAGTGA